AACATTGTCGATTGCCAGGGCATAATCTAGCGCGCTGGTTGAGGAAACGTGCAGAATGAGCCTGTAGCTCGTTCCGCTGGCCGAGGTTTGGAAAGTTGCGATGTGCTTGTTTTCCGTTCCAACCGAAACACTCTGAAGTGTATATCCAGCTGGTTGAATCATGGTTGAGTTTGAAACGTCGTAGATCCAAACCTGTAAATCCCCGTTGGCGTATGTTCCGGAAAGAACTTCGTAATCAAAACTTATTGTAAGAACCTTGGCTTGGTCAGCCTTGTCGATTGTGAAATCGTAGGAAACGCCTTGGCCTTGTCTGCTTGCTGTTCCGGTCTTGTCCAGCTTAAAACTTGAGGAACCTCGGACTGGAGAGCTGGTAGTTCTTGTCCACAAATTTGTTTGTGCCGTTCCTCCCGTTCCGTCGACCGGGGAGGTTCCGGCTGCGTCTGCGTATGTCGCCCATCCGGTTGTATCCACCTCTGCGTCTGGATTAAGAATGTAGTTGATTTGCCGAACGTTCGGCGCGCCAACAAGTTTTGTTGTTTCTAGCTTTCCATTATTGATGACTAAATCTTTTGGCATAGCTCTTCCTTTTTATCAGTATGGATATTTGTAAGTAGTTATATTGTTTCCGCTGGTTCCGCACAAAATTAATCTTTTCAAAGATGACGACCACTGCACATCTGCCAGTGGATATGAGCCGGACATTGTTCTCATCGTCCACGTTGCTCCATCTGGAGAGGTCATAATATTGTTTGGGTTTTGTGAAGTAGCTACGGCCACGAAAAGGCCCAGCTCTGGGGCCCATCTTACCTGTGCCCAAGCAGGGTCAACGCCCGCGTTCTGTGGCGTGTCTCTTGATGTCCAGGTGATTCCATCAGAAGAAGTAAATGCTCTTTTTGCTGCTGTCCCAGCGTTTGAAACGGCCACATAAATTCCAAGAGACGCAGACCAGGTGACAGCCGTTACAGGCCCAATGTTAGTCGTGCCTCCAGACCAGGATGTGCCGTTGCTGGATTTCGCGTACCGATTTGACGTCGCGGCCAAAACCAAAAACTCTCCAGCGGTTGGATTCCATACCACGGCCTGATATCCGGCGGAAGTTCCGGTGCTTCTGCTTGTCCATGTTACTCCGTCCGTAGACGAAAGAACGTTCGCAGAGGCCGCAGAGCCTCCGGCGGTTGAAACAAAAATACTAGCGCCTGGAGACCAAACTATTCTTAATAATCTTTGTGGTGCTGCGGATGCGGCAACAGTCCAGTTTATACCATCGCTTGAGGTAGCTGAATAAAAGGATGTAGAGCTGGAGTTTCCTGCGACAAAAATTCCAAGGCTCGGAGCATACTCAATTTGACCAGATCCAACTCCCGTTTGAATTCCAGTGATTGCAGTATTGGCAGACCAGCTACCACCGTCAGAGGAGCGATAGAATGGAGTTGTTGATGTGCCGGTGGGTGTTTGTCTTCCTACTACAAACAAACTCTTTTCGGCTGACCAAACTGATGCAGCAGTACTCGATGCTATTACTCCGCCGCCAGTAATGCTGGACCAATTTGAAACCATAGTATTCGCAGAAATTGCGGTGTTTAAGATGGCTCCGTTGCTTTTTGTCTGGTTTGCCCCAGCGGTTACGGCGCAACGATAGAGATATCCGTTGCTGGCGGCTGTTAGGCCGCTCAAAGAAAGCGAGCTAGATGTTTGACCAGCAATGTTGTTATAAGTAGAGCCAGAATCTGTGCTAACTTGCCATTGATAAGCGGGAGTAGCTCCCAAGCTTGCAGAAGCAGTTACTGAATAGCTTGCCGTTGTTCCGTCTTCGGTTGTTGTAAAAGCGGCTGGCTGCCCAGAAATCGTGATTGTGGGTTTCTGTGCATTAGCGGCTATGTTTCTTAAAATATTCATCAGTAGCCAAGAGCGTATGTTCCGTAATAATTGGTACCATCGTAGAACAAATTTACGATATCAATCAAGCCACTGGTTGAAGAAAGGGCCGGTGCTCCAGCCAATCCCCACTTTACAGAAGACGGCCAAGCACTTACCGAAGTGGGTGTAGCACCTTGAATAAGTTTAAGCATGTAGCATCCGCCGGTGACAGGATTGCTCCAGGTGGCTCCCGACAAACTTACCGTTCCGCCGCTTACGTTGAGCGTAAATTCCTGAACTGCCCCGTTGTTCCAGTCAATATTAAAAGAAGAAGTCTGGGCTCCTCCGGCGAATCGCTGTGGGCTCACCGTGTAGTACAGATTTGTCTTTACGTCTCCAGCCGAGGTAACTCGAAGTCTTTCAACATGAGCGTTGAGAGAGGTTCCAGAAGCACCAGATGGAGCGGTAGAAACAATTACGTCACCACCAGCACCAGTTCCTGTTCCCTGTGCCCCAGAAAGCGTTAATGTTCCAGCAGTCATCGAGGTGTTTGTTCCCGATGCTTGCATGGTCATTATTTTTACAGCGTTCCCAGTTGTTTGAGTTGCGGCTCCTCGCCCTAAATAAACAGTGTTTATCTGATAGCTCGCGCTACCAATCGCACAAATATTTGCTGTGGAGTTAGTGCTTGCTGCTCTTCCAATAGCTATTGAGGACGTTCCGTTTGCTGTAGTGTCAGCTCCTAAAGCAGTTGAGCTGTCTGCTACTGTCAATCCAAAACCAACGCCAACAGCTCGGTTGTCGCCAACCGCCGATGTAACTGCGCCTCTGCCAATTAAGGTCAGCTGAGAGCCGGTTGTTACGTTCGCTCCCGCGCCAACTCCAATAAAAATATCGTCCTGTCCGGATGTGCAAGCTTGTCCAGCGGCTGAATTGAAAGATGGTAAATTGGAACCGATGAATACGTTTTTATTTCCCGTCGTAAGTGCTGATCCTGCTAAATAACCCACGACACAGTTTGCTTGACCGGTTCCGGCTGATCGTCCCGCGCTAGCCCCCACGACAACGTTCGAATTTCCCCCTCCGGCAGCAGCAGAAGTTCCGATTGCAACGCTGTTTGTTTCTCCGCAGGATGCGCTAGCTCCGACTGTAACGGTGTTTGAAACGCTGGTTAGGCCGCTAGCTGCTTGAGTTCCGATGGCGACATTTGAGCTACCCGAGGTAAGCGAGTACAAAGCTTGTGATCCGATAGCGCAGTTGTTTGCTCCCGTTCCAGATGCTGAAACGCTGAGCATAGACTGGTGCCCGATAGAAACGCTGTTAGTTCCGGTAATATATCTTCCAGCAGAAGTTCCGATAGAAACCGAGTTTTGAGCTGCAACCGAAGAATCGCCAATAGCGACAGCGTCACTAGTTGAGGCCGCAGCTGTACTGGCGCTTGTTCCGATTAAAATGTCTCTGCTGCCAGTTGTAAGAAAGGAAAAACCTGAGGAATAACCGGCTCCATAGCCGATGGCTATTACGCTCCCGCCAGTCGTTAGGTTTCCAGCTGAGTAAATTCCGCACAGAACGTTTCTTGTTCCGGATGTCACCGCATCCCCGGCACCAGCGCCAAGAATGCAGCTTTCCCCACCAGTCATTCCTGTTGGTTTTGTTCTGCCTAAAATTAAAGAGGAGCTCGGGTAAGACGCTCCAGAAGGACCAGTGCCAAGAACAGCCCATCCAGCCGTGCTGCCGTTTGATATCAGAGCGTATTCAGAAGTTCCGATTCCCAATCGAGTAGCCGTTCCGCTTGCCCCTCCAACGATTAAGTCTCCAGCAGAGTTCATCGGGTTGGTAAGTTTGGAATCAAGAGCGCCGCTAACAGAACTTGAAACGTCTAAGTAGCCCAGAGTGGTGCTTGTTACTGTTGATGCAGAAATTTTTCCTGAGGCATCGGAAACAACTACTCTGCTTGCCGTGAGGTCGCTAGAGGTTACTGTGGAGGCCGCGCCAGTGATTGTGTTTTGTTTTCCGGCGAGCTGTCCAGAAACAGAGCTAGAAACGTCTAGATATCCAAGGGTGGTAGAAGTTACAGTTGAAACGCTTAAGTCTCCGCTTGCGTTTGAAACAACAACTCTTCCGGCTGTAAGATTTATTTCTGGCTCAAAACCCGTAACGGCTTGCCAGGAAACGTCCGTTCCGTTTGTTTGTAAAAACTTTCCTGCGTTGCCGGTTTGGGTTGGATATTCGGCTCCGCCACCGCTAGCCGTGACATCATCCCAAGTTGGGCCGCTAGCACCCCAGGTAAGAACTTGTCCGGTTGTTCCAGTTACAGAAAGATTGCCAAGGTCAACGTCTGCTTTTTCTTTTGCTAATTCAAAAACCGCCTCGCTAGAAGGCTGCCCGTAAATGTCATCGTCTGTAACAGTTTGGCTGGGTGGTTTATAGGCCATGAAAAAATTCCTTTTTTCTATCTTAAACCCATTCCCCCACAAAGGCGATCAGGTCTTTGCAGGGGAACTTATAGTTTATCTTAAGACAACCTAAGGTCAAAAAACACCCCCCCACGTCCCGAAAAACGCGGGGGGATTTTTATTAGATGATGTACCAGTTGCTTTGATCAGTGAACACGGTCACCGATTCGTATGGCACTTTGATGTCGTAGTACTGTTGTCCGTCGATTAGGTTTGAACCACTTCGTTGGATACGGACATACTGTCCCGACGCAGCGCTACCATTGTCTTTAATGATGTAGCGACGACCATCTGCACATCCGCTTGCGGCTGGAAGTGTCAGTGTAATCGTTCCGCCGGAAACATTGCACAATACAAGAATCTCGTCGCCGAGACTTGCATTTGAAGACGCGGTTGAGATTGGGCCAACTTCTGTTTTGGCAGCAAACTCAGCGTTGTCCACATATGTTTCGGAGGCCAGGCCGCTTACAGCACTATTGACATAGCTTTCTGAAGCAAGACCCGACACAGCCAAATCCACATAGGATTCGCTTGCAAGTCCACTAACAGCTTGGTCAACGTAGCTTTCAGATGCAAGACCCGAAACGGCGGTGTTGACATAGCTCTCAGATGCCAAACCAGATACGGCCTGGTCAACGTACTGTTCGCTGGCAAGACCAGAAACAGCAGTATTGACATACGATTCAGAGGCCAGACCGGAAACAGCCTCATCAACGTACTGCTCTGAAGCAAGTCCGCTGACAGCTTGGTCTGTGTAAGAATTGGCTCCGGAAACTGCTGCACCGACTAGGCCAGCAACGTCTTCGTAACCTTCCAGGTTTCCGATTTTTAAATCGGTGTATGCTTCTGCACCGCTTAGAGCAGCACCGCTAGCAGCAGCAGCCTGTCCTTCGGAGTACAGTTTAGCAGCGCTGACCGACATCGCTTGGTCAGTTTCAGAACCAGAGCTCGAGTTTACGACAGCAGCATCTTTGGCTCTTTGTTCAGTGAACCACTTGTTGGTTGGGCTCATTCCCTCGTCGATATCATCGGTATCGAGAGTGACTGCTCCAGTTTCTCCGTTTACGGAAACAACTTTTCCGTCAGCTTTTAGCTCTTGCCAGCCTGTTCCGTCAAAAATCCAGCTTTTTCCGGAATCGGTTGTGATTGCCACGTCACCTTCTTCGACTGTCAGAGCATCTCTGGCAGCGTTGTCGGCAACGACTGATACGTCAGTGATTGCGATTGCTGGTAATTGGCTGGAAGGAATTTTCCCCGAGCCGTCTAACTCTGCCAAACCACCTGAAGCTCCTTTTAAAGAAGTATCAAGTTTTAAGCTTAGAGCATTATAAACAGCCTGTTGCGCAGGCGCTTTGTCTGTTGTGCCAGACGCGATTGAATTTTCAACAACCGCGTTCTGTGCGCGTTCTTCACTGAAGAACAAATTACTAGAGCCCTCGACGAGGACGTCCGTATTTTTAATAAATGACATGGACTCACCTTGTTAGATGATCGCCCAGAAAGAACCACGAGAAACGCATCGAACGCCTTCGTAAGGCGCTTTCAGGACGAATGTTGAGCTTCCATCAACCAAGGAACCATTCCCGTTGATGGTGATGTAATTAACCCCAGCGCTACCGGATTCATCCTTAATGACAAATTCTTGTCCCGAAGGAACTGCTGCAATGTTTGGTAGTGTCACGGTGATTGGTCCAGACGAGGAGTTACATCCGATATAATAATCGGTTGAAAGAATATTTGCATTAGCGGAAATTGATCGCGCAGTGAGTTTAAGTGTGCCGCCAACGGCTAAGAACGTGGAAAACAAATCACTTTGGCTGGAAATCGATCCGCCAATATCTCCCCAAGAAACTGTTCCCGGAGCCAAGAATGGATTGGTGAAATCTCCGAATGAGCTGTTTGACATTCATCCCCCTTAATTATGTGTCTTTAAGCAGAGCTATTATTTGAGCCTGTCCACCTGTTGATAAAGTGAACTTCAGTCGAAGATAGCGAGAACCGAGATTACCAATGTTCCAATAACCTCCCGGGGCAGACAAAGTCACCGCCGGTTGAACAGCCGTAGGAACGTCAAACCAATTAACGGGGTTTTTTTCGTCGTTACTGACTTGAATTATTGCGGAGCCTTCAGCGCTTGTAACAACTTGTATGGTTACAATTTCTGAAATGTCCACAAGAATGGGGTCAGAGTAAACCGTTCCGGTTCCCAAGGTTTGATTAAACTTCACTTGGTGCATTGATGAGCTCATTCTCGTCATCTCCTTCTAATTCAGTATCGTCAGCGATAGAGTCTTGCTTGATTACTTTCTCAACCGGCTCCATTCCCAGTTTATCTCTGACAGCGTTAAGGTCATTTAAATCATTCATGTCTACAGCGCCTATGCTTACTGCCTTCTCCAGAACGTCGATTTCTTTCGCAATTTCTTCTTGGGAAACTTCTCTTTTTGAAAAATCCCCATACCCGTCTTTTTTCCAGGCTGATTCCGGAAAGTTGTATTTGATAAGTTCTGCCACAAGTTGTTGTACTAAAGTGTCTCTCAGGCCGGACAAGATACCATCCAAAATTTTGTCAAAAGTTTTAGCGTGTTCCTGCCCTAAAGAGTAACTGCCAGAACCGTCCCCGTTCCCGAATATCAGGCTCGGAATGAGTAGAGCTCTCATGATTGACTTGTTACACATATCTATCGCGGCCATGAAGTCTTGAGCATTGGAGGCCTGTGGTACAAAGTCGGTGTCAAAAACTTGACCCTTTTTCCCGGGCAAAATAATGGTCGAATCGTTGTGTATGTTTTTAAACGCTCTTTGCGCTGCCACGTCGGCTCTTTCGCCCACGTTCGATTGCCCCTTCATGTTTGACGAGGTTGCCTTAGAGGGGTCTCTCAAAGTTGTGTTCGGGTCAGCGAAAACAATCGTCAGAGGGGTTCCTTTTCTGTCCAAGGCTATTGACAGCATCTGAATAAAAGCGTCTTTAGTGACATACCACTTATAGGCCCTTCTCAACAAAGAGCGTCCGTATGGGTTGCCGAACTTTCCCTGGGCGTCGAATGAATAATGAATACATTTTTGAACAGGAATTCTAATAGATAAATAGTTGTAAGTGTTTGCTGTTCTGAGCGGGAACGGCATATCCCCCAGCTTTGCAAACGGGTCGGGCCTCGAGGCCGTTCCGCCCAAAGCTGCCGTGTAAGAAATTCCAGTAAACCCAAATAAAAAATTTGTACCGTAGGCTAGATTCGCTGGATTGTAATTCCTTTGATACTGAAGAATTCCGTCTGGGGTCAGCTCTCCGGTTCTTTCGGTCTCTAAAAGAATGGTCCCGGGCGGGAGGGAAACAAGCTTTTTAACTACAAATCCAAGATCGTCGTTAGCCCAAACCTTCTCTTGAATTGAAAACCCCGCCCAGGACGCTCCCAACAATTCCTTAACAGCGTTGTGAAAACCACCCTGAATTTTGTTCAAAGCATCGTTAATAAACTTGGTGATTTCCTCCGAAGGGTGAGTGTATCTACCAAGACGAGCAGCCAAACAGGTCGTTAAAAAGTCTACCCCAGAACCAATGGTGTCGTCCGTGTCGACCATCCGCTTAAAAGTCTCCACTGAAACGGTGGAGGGGTTTTGGATAAACTTATAGAACTGGTTAAAAAGTGCGGGGATTGGAGTTCCCCGTTGAGCCTCTAAATCCTGCAAGGTTTTAATTTCAGCGTGTCGGGCATAGAGCATCTGCTCCAGCTCACTCTGATCTTGCGGGTTAGACTGGCTCGGATAGCCGTTGTAGTTGTCCTGTGGCATTATGTTATCTTAACTCTTTAGCCTGATAAATTCACTCAAAGAGCCCAGCTTTTCGTCTTTAGAACTCAAAACCGGACTGATCCCTTGAGGAAAAAATTTCTTTATTTGTGGATCTGACCATTTTACACCTCCGTCGTATCTGGGTTCAAAGTAACTTGTGCAATCGTACTCCACTATCGCCAAGTCTGAAAGAACAAGAAACCCGTGCAAGCACCCGGGGGGAGCAAACAGAGAGTTCATTTTATCGTGACTGAGCTCTAACGCATAGCCCCTTCCAAAAGTTGGGCTCCGTGGCCTAGCGTCATAAATCACGTCCCAGATTTTTCCGTACAAACAGGTAATGAGCTTTCCTTGGGGCTTGCTCCAGAGAGAGTGCATACCGCGAAGAACGTTCTTTTTTGATGCGCTCACGTTTCTTTGAACGAACTTTCCTTCAATGTCGCACGCTCTATAAACCTCGGAGAAGAATCCTCGCGCGTCTCTGTGGGGTTCGGTTCGCCTTATCATGTAGGCGTTTATAATTTCGTTTATTTCAATTTTTTCCATTTTTGGTAATCGTGTAAAAATCTATTGTTTTAAATAATTGTTCTGCAAAATTTTTGCTCGGCTCCCAGCCTAGTGCTTTAAGTTTAGAACAGTCAATCGCATAACGTTTGTCGTCCGTTGGTCGGTCGTTTGTAAATTCAATGTCCAGCTGAATAGTTCCCCATATCGTTTCCATTGCGGAGTGAACTCTGTGAGCTATCTCTAGGTTGGTGAGCTCGTTTTCTCCGCCAATACAATACCTCTCCCCGGCCTTTCCTTTTTCGGCGAGCAAAACAAGGCCTTTCGCGTGATCCTCAACCCAAAGCCAGTCCCTGATGTTTAGTCCAGAACCATAAAGTCGAATCGGTTTGTTTTGTTTAAGTCGCAAGATCGTTGCCGGTATCAATTTTTCTGAATGCTGGTTTGGTCCAAAGTTATTTGAGCAGTTCGTGATGATTGTATTTATTCCGTAGCTGTGATGATAGGCCTGGACAATATGATCACTCGAGGCCTTGGTCGCAGCATAGGGACTTCTGGGGACAACCGGCGTTTTTTCGGAAAAAGGGGGGTCAGACAAATTTAGCTCCCCAAAAACCTCGTCAGTAGAAACGTGCACGAACCTTTTGGATTTGTCGCCTCCGTGCAGCTGTTTAAATTCTTCTATCAGGTGAAAAGTTCCAAGAACGTTCGTGTAAACAAAATCTTTCGGTCCGGCGAGACTTCGACAAACGTGGCTTTCGGCTGCCAGATGATAAACGACATCCGGCCTGTATTTGTTCATTAGCCTCGCGACGGCCAGGTGGTCCCGGATATCGACAATTTCCTCAATATATTTTTTGTTTTTCTCTCTGCAAAATTTTTTAACGAACTCTGGGTTGGCGGCGTAGGTTATGGAATCCACCACCACCACCTCGTGTCCCAAAGAAAGAAGATACCTAACAAGATGAGAACCGATAAACCCATAACCGCCGGTTACTAAAATCATGTTCGCCTTTCCAACAGCCCAAACTCAGCACGAACCTGGCTCGGGACTGGATCAACAATTTCAGTGATAAACACTGGCGGAAACAGTTTCCAAACGGCGTACCCGGCAGCGTCTGAAGCGTGGGTTCTCATTGGATCTCCACCGGAATCCAGCTTTCCCCTGCCGGTCTGCGTGTTTTGTTTCCACCCGACCATTTTAAAGTCACCATCCAACAAAGGACAATTATCTGGATTGTAAGTCATTCTGATTTCGCCCACAGCATTTTTTAATCTGGCGTTCATGTTTTCCACCCGGCTCCGGACTTTCGGGTTTTGTTTTGAATCCTCCTGAAAGTAATCAATAGAAAAAGGCACCCCGGCCTGATTTAAAATATTGCTGATTTGTTGGTAGTCGGTTTCTCCAGCGTTTGAAGTTGTTCCCACTCCGCCGGAAACGTCGCCAAAGACACGATAAAAAAACCCGGGAAACTGGTTTAAAAGCTGGTAGGTCATTTCTACTGTGCTGGCCTCCGAAAGAGCTATCTCGTGAAACCAATGTATATGTTCCGAAAACTCCCCTTCTCCAATCTGACCAACCACCCAAACACAGGGAGAGGGGTTGAAGTTGAAATCACATCCTATTATTAAGGGTTTGTTTCTGTCCGGAACTTCGTCTCCCCAGGGGGCAATTCTTTTTCTGTTCACGTCTGAAGCGGCGTAATAGGCTTTTCCACCAAGAATGTTTACATGGAGAGCGTCTAACTCTTGCTGAGCCAACAAAGGCGAATAGGTTTGTCTGAGCGTCTGATAGTATTTTTCTGAAATGATTCCGTATTCGACGCTCTTAAAAGTTGGAACGTGCATCGAACCGTAAACCCTCGGGTCGCCCATACAGAATCGTTTAAAAGTCCAGTCTTCTCCGTTTGTGGTCGTTGTTATTATCCCTTTGATAAATTCTGATTCCCTCATACGAGACAAAACAACGTCATGAGTTCTTTCCGGGGTGTCGCGGGTTTCGTCTAGCCAATACCAGGAAAACTCAATACCTCGGAGCGGGTTTTCGTCAGAGAGAACGCGGGCAAAAATCAGGCTGACTGTTTCGTTGGCCGGGTTCCTAACGTGGATAGTGTTTGAATATTTTTTTAGAGCCCGCTTACATTTCCAATGTGCGGGAGGCATTTTGTCGACCACAAAATCAAGGTTGTAATGCTCTAACCAATAAAACAATTCTCTGAGTGTCGCCTGAGAAAGCTGGTCGTATGTATTGGCTCCGATAAATCCGGTTTTTTCCGGGTGTTCAGTTATCATCTTGATTACAAAATGAGAACCAGCGCAAGACTTTCCGGCTGCCACCCCACCGAAAAAAGCAAAATGGTCGTATGGATTGTTTATTGCCACCGCTTGCCAAGGCGCTAGTTTAGCTGTCGGCATCGAGATCCCTCGGCGTATGAGGCAGAATTGGTCGGTCGTACCATTGAGTCAGGGCCTTCTGAAGGTCAGAGGCCTTCATTTTTTCGTGACCAATAACCTGAATATTCCACTCTGTTTCCATTTTTTTGTTTTGTTCGGCAGACATGGTCTCTGGTGTCGAAACGCTTTCCGCGATTTTCACGTTCCAGTCTGCGATGAGCAGAGATTTGTATTTCGTTTCTGTTACTGTTTTGATTGAGTTTGCCAAACAGCTCAGCTCTGCGGTGGTCACTTTTTTGAACTTACTCTCTTGCCTCTGTTCAGCCGGGAGTTTGTTGTTCTCTTCGTCTTCCCTGATTAAACGCACAATCTGGGTCATTCTTGCGTTTAAAATTTTTAGCATTACGTCGCTGGCTTTTGGATATTCGCGGAGTGTTTGAAGAACTTCTTGGTGCCACTTGCTTTTGTAATCGAAAACAAGTTCAGCTATTTTTTCGGCGTGTTCTTTTGAGAGAATATCTTTTTTTTGAACAACCCAATTTTTGTAAGACTTGTATTGTTTGTTGGCAGACGTCAAATCCCAACCCATGCTTTTGACAAACATGGGCCACTCGACATGCGGAGATGCCATGTAGAGTTCTTTAACCCTCTGCATCTCCTCTTTCTGTTTTTTTTTGTCTGGACTCACTTTTTACCAGTGTAGTCCTCAACCAAACATTCGATAGCTTGTCGGACAAATTCGCTGAGAGTTGTCCCGTTTTTGAGACAAATCATTTCTGCGAGTTCCTTCTTTTCCGGGTCTACCTTATAGCTTGAGGTTACAAGGGTTTGTTGTTTTGATTTTTCCTGGGCCCTGGATAGAGCTGTATGAACCGTTGATAGTTCCATTATTGGTCTCCTTTGGCCTCATAATACCAAAAGGAATACCAGGGGCAATACTTAATTGTGGTAGTTGATTACGTCGCCAAGGTCAAAAATAGCAACTGTGGTCTGTTCTTTTTTAGATGCCACCTTGTAAACGTGAAGTTCCCAGTTAGTTTCGTCTGGGGAGTTTATTGATTCTTTAATAGCGTCCAGCATAGGCTTGACCCTGTTGTCTAAATCCATAGCCCGAATCGTGTGCTTTTTTGTAATCCATCGCGGGCTTTCGAGAAGAATCATCACGCAAGCGGTTCCGGAGATTTTAAAAGCCGGGTTCGTAACCCTGACTGTCGCGGAAACGACCGACTTAAAAAATTTATATTCTTCGCTTAGTCGAGCATTAAACCTGGTATGAATGTAGGCGTGATTCACTGTAGGCGGGAGCATAGACAAAGCAAAAGAAAGGCTTGGTCTTTGTTTGTCCTGATTAAGGCTGTTGATGATAGCCAAAGCCGAAGGGGGGAGGTGCTCGATTAAATTCCCCACGAGCCTAGGCCTGATTCTCAGCTCCACATTTCGTCTAGGATCTGCTTTCTTAGTGGATTTATTTTTTCTAACAGCAAGTTTTCTTGAATGTATTGCCATCCGTCCTCGTAAAGTTTCATGGTGTTAATTTCGCCCTTCAAAACGGCCAGCATTTTTTCATAAAAATCTTTAGGGTCTTTATAATTTAAAATGCCCGGCTTTCGCCACTCTTCCCAGTCGGGCCCGAGGCAACCGGCTCCGGCGTGGGCTCCCTCTATCCAAGCTATGTTTGATTTGGCTCGGTTGAAAGGACAATCCCACAGAGGAACAAACACGAGAGAAGGGTTAGTTTGGTAGAGCATTTTCCAGTATTCCGCCGGGTCTAGGGCCGGGGTAACAATCAGGTTGCTTTCTTTTATTTCAGGAATGCTAGCAATCTGCTCTATGGTGTACCAAAAAGGCTGACCTATTAAATTCATTGTCCAGGAAAGGTCAGTGGAAAAAGCTTGTTTTAGCGCGCTAGTGTAAACGAGAAGATCCTTGTCATGGGTATCACTGCCCCTCCAGGTGATAATTTTCCTCTGCTGATTTACCTGGCCTCTGTACTTACAAAAATTTGGATTGTAGGCGTTCGGTATGACTCTGACTTTGTCATGATTTGTTTTCGCGCCCGGAACATTTTTTTCTTTTATCTTGTTCAGGATTTCGCAGAGCCTTCTCTTGAGCTGGTGCGTGGAAACAGAAACAAAGTCAGCCTTCGCCACCAAAGTGGTTATGTTGTTCTGAGTTTGTTGGTTGTGATAAATTTTGTAGGCCCTGTTCCCCAGCGGGACAGAATATAAATCGTCGTCGTAATCAATCCAGATTTTTTTCCCGTTGCTCTGGGCCATATCAATTACCTGAGCGTGGGTAGCGCTAAAAGGCCTCTGAAGAAAGAGCCCGTCAACCATCGCTAGGGTGGCCCAATTTACTTCTTCGCCTTTTAAAATGTTTAGTTCTGGGTATTGTCTTTTCAGCTCTCCCAGAGGACCAAAAGAGCGGTAGAAACTTGTTGCATCGGTGTACGCTGGTGAAAATGCTAGTAGTGTCTTCATGTTTTTGACGAGAGGGGTTGGGCATTGAGGTACCTTCAACCCCCCTCTATTATGCTCGGGGAAACCAGAATAAACCATTTTTTCTTTGTAACTGCAAACGGTTTGTTCTGCGTTGTTTTTTCCGGTTATTGGCTAAGTTCAGATTTCAAGAGGTCAGCCCGGCTTTTCGAAGGCGAAACCTCTTTTATGTCCGGCGCTTGATGAAAATCGTATTCCGCAATAGGAACACCCATAACAGCGTCCGGGAATTCAAACTTGATAGCCGTGCCGATAGCTCTACGCATAAGCATGATTTTGGTATAGTCCCGCCAAGGCCCTTGTTTTTTGTCGAGCCCGGCTTTCTTCATGTCACTTATTGTAAAAGCGTATTCGTTGCGGTCGCGGTTTTTTCGTTTAATGGTGCAGACCGCTCCCCAGGGTTCCGCGTTAAGGTTTTTATTTTCCAAACAAATCGGGGTCTGGGTTTCGTCAATTACCACGATCTTAAACTCTTCGAGCTCTCCCGTGGCCTCTGCGAGCGCCTTCGGCAGCTGACCCCACATACAAATAGAACCGTTTACGATTGCCAAATTTTGAATAGCAACCGCTGGCGGAATTTTTAGCGAGGCCGCGACTTGCCAGGCCGCAATCACCTTTGCTTCGGTGTCGAGCGTTCGGGGAAACGCCTGACCCTTCATCATGACCTGAATCATTCTTAAAAGTTCCGAGTTGTCCTTGGCGACCAGGCCTTGGTTTTCGTTTACTGTGATAATCCCTTTTGTTGTTTGCTGCTGGGTTTCTACGTTTTCCATTTTATTCTCCTAAAAGTGAAACAAGTTTGTATTGCATAACGTGCGCTTGTCGGGCCACATCAAAAATGGCGTTGAACAAATTATCGTTAGGTGCTTCTTCTGCTTCGAGTTCAATCGCCCTTTGTTTAAGGGCTTTTGCTATTTTTTCTCCATGATTTCTGTTTCTTCCAACAGGTCGCAAACGTTTTGTCTGTATTTTTTGGTTTTCATTTTTTTCCTTTTCAAAACGCCCAGCCGGGCAATGAGATGTCCTCGATTTCTCTCTGGTATCTAGGCCACGAATCGGTCGACAAACACTCCGACAGAGTGTCCAGCGCCCTTCTGTAGTCTTCCTGCCCCTTGGAAATCATTCCCTCGTCTGCGATGTAAACAGCTACCTCGTACGGCGCTGTGGTTTCAACGGCAATAAGGGCCTGATACTTGGGGTACCTTCCAGTGATTGCTTTAATCCCCTCGGAGTACATAGCCAGCTGAAAGTCGTACCGATAGTTCCAGATTGTTTTCTGGAAGTCTTGTTTTAGCACGCTCTGAGTGGTTTTTAGGTCGACTAGAGCGCCCAAATCAAACGACACAAAGTCCGGCCTGATTTTGTTTACGATTCCGGTCTCCGGGTCGGAAAAGTACCCAGAAACTTCTCTCGCGCCGTTCGCCAACAGCTTCAAAGCGCCTTCGTGGGAGTTTATCGAATTAATAATCCCCACTATTTTTTCTTGCTCTTCTTCGGTGACTATAATTCGGTTTTCTGCCTCCATCGCCGAATACCATTCCGCCTTTTTCTTTTTGGCCTCCCCGGATTGGGTGCTTTCCCTACCGTCTTTCGTTAGGCCGACAAACTTGGGAGCCACTACCATTTTTTCCAGAAACATAGGGCCCTCAAGAACGGCTGCGTGAACCAGATTTCCAAAGCGCATAGCCTCGTTTGGCTCCTCTTTTTTCTGCCCATAAAAATCAGCGTGAAAACTTAATGGGCTTTTAAGAACTTTCCGAAGGGTACTGGAGCCGACCGCCGATTTGTCAGCGTGGTACTCTTCGTTGCTTAGGTTTTCCTTCCAGTGAGGTTTTAAATTCCAATTAATTAGCTGAGACATTTGGTTTATTCTCCCGAACTGTAAATGTTACTAAGCGATGGTATTCTGATTCTGTAAGAACCGTTCCGGAGAACAGCAGAGTTTCCACCAGTTTGTTTTGGTATTCGGCAGCGAGCGCCCTATTCGTCATCGCCTCTAGTTTCTTGAGAAGCTGGGCTGTTAAATGCTCGTACCTCTGTATCATCAATAGGAACTCGTTTGTTGTAGTTTTGAGCTGTTCCTTGAGCTCACAACTGTTTTGGTTTTCCGATACCGTATCCATTGTTCGATCCTCCGAGTGTGTTAGTTGTTGAGTTATTCTTGTCGTGCAACCTGACCGTGTACCCGTTGGTTCTCCTCTCGAAACTGACCCTTAGGCCGTAATTCGAAACGATAGCCCGAATGTCTCCCTCAATGGTTTCGAGCTCCTCGGTCTGCAACAACGACAATTTCTTTATTAAAGATATTTCCATCAAGCGCGAATGCCTCTGAGCCAATTTAATCAACCTGCCGATAATAATTTTGTCGGAATAGGGCAAGTTGAACGCCTTAGACACGATTGATGTTTCGTTTTTTATGTGACTAGGCTGATTCATTTTGTTTTGGGCAAATCACGCTTACGCTAGAGCAAGTCAACAAAACCCCTCCCCCTTCTATTCTTGCTCCCACAACCACATCATTCCTAAAGCACTGGTTGTAAGCATAGTAAGTTCTGACAGTTTGAACCTGACAAGCATCCCACCCCGGCCTAAACGGGAAAAGGGATATAGCCAATAACAGCACGCTCATTTGTTCTCCTTTTTGTTCGTTGTTTTAAGTTCAATCTCTGCTATTTCGCTTTCGTAAACCAAACACATAAGAACCGAAGACAAAACAAAACAAATAAACAACAACAGCCAATCCACGGTTCTGACCTCAATTTTCCCCTTCGAATAACTCATGGGCTTTTAAACTCGAATCCAGACAAAAGAGCCTTCACAGCATCTGCCTCAGGGCTCGGGAGGGAAAGTTTAGAAACATCCACTCCAGACTTTTTGTTTTTAATAGCCGCCTCAATCTGGTCTCTCAGCTGGGCCTGATAAATTCCCTCCTCCTGCTCGTTTGCCATGGTCGCCAGGTTCTGCCATCCGCCTCGACTTTCCACGATTTCCCAGCCGATTAAACCTAGCTCCGAAACAACAGCTTGTTGAAAAGTTTCAAACCTGTTGCCCTTGTCGTCTTCAAAATACGGTTTTCCGTTTTCGTAATAGCCGTGCTGCCAAGACCAGCCGTGCGTTCCTAGTGCTTTGAGTATTTTCCTGGAGAGTTCGATGGAAACGGCCCTATCGTCAGCAGAGGGATGGATTATCTCGCGAATCTGTGCCGGTAGAGGGAAGGTTCGGTTCTTGGGATTCTGCCGATACTTTTTAATCGCCATCAAAACAAGTTCCGCCGGGAGATCCTCCAGGTCAGAAACCATCATGCTGAGCGCTTGGGGGTTGAGCTGTTTGGAATAATAAACGCTCATAGCCTCTAACTCGTAAGCAATTTTTTTTCTGGCTTCAGGGTTCATATTTCACCTCGTTCAATAGCTTGCATTAAATTCAACCTTTCCTGGTTCTGTTCAAAACGCTTCACATCGTTCCTAGTTATGGCTTTTCCCCGGAGCCACTGGGTTCTTAAAGATTCTGCATCCCTCAGACAAAGGCCTACAGGGTGACACTTAGAAACATAGAACCCATCGCTGTGTTTTAAATAAAAAGAAACTATTTCAACAGCCTCTTTCCCCAGCCGCTTAGCGAGCTGGGAAACCTGAGCGTTGATAGTGGCATTTCTGACGGGTTCTACCCCGTAGCGGTTTTTGTAGGAAGAGCGGTAAGAATCCCAAATCTGCCTGTTTATTTCCTTGTCTGGTTGTAAAACGGTCGTTTTTTGGGCTTGCGGGAATAGAACATCGTTCTTCTCTTCTCTATTTTCTAAATCAGTTTTTTGAGAAAGAGTATTAGCTGGAGAGGGAGAAAGAGTAGGAGAAAGAGAAAGAGTAAGAGAAAGAGGTTCCGACCCGTTAGGTTCCGTTCGGTTCCGTTCATCGTCCGTTTTCGGTCGTTTCCTGGGCTCTTTTCTTTTTGTTTTCTGAGACTTACCAGCGTTCGACCTCTGAATTAACCAGGAAAACTGCGATTCGCTCCCTTTTACATAAAAACCGCTGCTTTTTTCTTCGACAAACCCGTGTTTGCACAAAATTTTTAGGTCTTCAGGAAATTCTTCTTTCGGGATTAAACGGTCGTGTTCGACCGATAAGAAATGTTTCTGGGCTAAAGAAAAGGCGGTTACTAAAAGCCCTAAGGCCTTGTATTGACACTGGATAGCGACGCACAATTTTAAGAAGTTTGGATCCCTGTACAAAGAATCCTCAATGTTAACCCTCGGCATTCCCCCGAACCCCCCAGCTGATAAATTTTTTTGATGGGGGTCTTAAACCTCGGGCTCGTATAAAAGAAAAGCGATTTTTTTTTCGCTTGCGATTTTCAGAGATTAGGTGGTTTAATTTTTTCCATGAATAATAATAAAGAAGTTTCTAAAAATCAGATTGATGGCGTAAACGTATGGTGTTCTTTTTCCGAGCTGTTGGACATAGACAAATTTATCGCTCACCCCAAAAACCCGAACAAGCACCCAAATAGACAAATTGAAATTCTCACAAAAATTTTTCAAGAAAACGGAATCAGACAACCGGCGACGGTTTCTACCCGGAGCGGTTTAGTAACAAGAGGCCACGGGAGAATTCTTGCGGCTAAGGCTCTTGGTCTGTCGAAGTACCCTGTTGAATATCAACAGTACGAGGACGAATCTCATGAAATTGCAGATTTGATTGCCGACAACAAAATTAAAGAAATGTCGGAATGGGATTTTCCTAAACTGGACGAGCTGTTAATCGAGCTGGACAACGGAACGTTTGACATGGAAATTACCGGGTTTGATTTCCTGGAGCTGGAAAAAAAGCTTGCCCCGGTAAGTTTTGGTCAAGAAGTAGCGCTGCCAGAACCCACCGCTACCGAAGCAATCGAAAACAAACCGACCGACCTCGGTGTTTTGCACGTTCCTTCTTCTCATGTCAGGATGGTTCAACTATTTCTCTCGCAAGACAACATCGGAGAATTTTTGCAGATGACAGAAAAACTGCAATCATTCTTCCAAACAGGGAACTTAACTGACACAGTTTATGAAACAATCCGTGCGCAATATAAGAGCGTCGTCGCGACTGTCTGACGAGCAAGTAGAAAACCTAGTCGGCTCCAAGTTAAAAGAAAGCGATTACGACGAGCTGATTCAAGATTCTGTTGATGTTTTTGACGAGCAAGGAAACATAATTCTTTGTTTTCGGAAAAGCGTTTTAGACCCGGCTCTGTGCGAAAGAGCCAAAATGTTATTAAACACGATAAAACAGACAACCAACAACCGGGGAATGGCAACCGGAAAAGGGCTTGCTAAACCGTTCATAAAAAAAGACGGTACGGTTTCCAAATCAAATTCAATCCCGTCTAAATACGCGGTCAACTCTGCCATCATTGGATATTTTGACCGCTACCCGCGATTCCCATTTTGTAGACAGACCGCGTTTACCGCTCAGGAAACAGCTAAATGGAACGCCCTGATGCCTTTTTTCCAGAGGGTTTCTCAGGCCTATTCTGAAATAGCACCAGAGAAATTTGCCATACAAAAAAACGTAGTCGACAAAACTTCCAAGGATTTTGTAATTCCTAACACCGTTTTTACAACCATTACCGTCAATAAAAATTGGTCGACGGCCGTCCATACTGACCAAGGGGATTTGAAAAGCGGCCTTTCAAGCATATTGGTTTTAAGGTCTGGCGATTTTAGCGGTTGCAACTTAGTGTTCCCGAAGTTCCGCATTGCTGTTGATTTACGGCAGGGAGATTTGCTTTTGTTCGATTCTCATCACGCTCACGGAAACACTCCGCTGATAGGCTCGATCAGAAGTTCTCTGCGGATTAGTTGTGTTTGTTATTACAGAGAGAGAATGATAGATTGCGGGACAGCAGCTGAAGAATTGGAATTCGCTAAACAAAGATTAAAAGGCACCCGCTTATATGGAAAAATATCAGGTTAGAAGGGCTGTAGCCTCTGATCAAAAATGGGTAGCCAAACTATTTGACCTGAACAAAGAAATCTTGGGAAAAGTCGGCGGCGGGTTAGTGTTTTGGAGATGGCTGCAAGGAAACAACCCGAGAGAACACTTTTTTGTAATCCCAGAAATAGCATTTATGCACTGGCTACAGAGAGCCAAAGACGGAACCAGCGTAATTTATGAAATAGCAGTTCACCCAGAACATAAAAAGAAGGGCCTCGGCAAGCAGCTGATTAACACCCTGAGCGGAGCCATAGAGCTCAAAACAGACGCCGAACACGCAGAATCTAATGAATTTTACAAAAAGCTGGGCTTTGTTTTAATCGGATATAAAACCGCCTCCTCCGGGAAAAAGCTGGCAATTTACAAAAAGTGGTAAATATGTGCGCTATCGTAGGAATGACTGGAACAGACGTTCGTCAGCAGAAAGAAACTTTAACAAGGCTGCTGATTGAATCCAAAATAAGAGGCCTTCACGCTTTTGGTTTTTCCGCTCTTTGCGGTTCTGAAATCATAACCAAAAAATTTTTGGATTTTGAGCTGTTTTTACAGTCGGTAGAAAAAACCGATTTTGATTCTCTAATAGCTCACTGTCGCTATTCTACCAGCGGCGACTACCTGAACCCGGAAAACAACCAACCCATAGTTAAACCCAATTCCGCCTTGGTGTTCAACGGCGTGATACACATGGGAACCAAGCAAGAGTACGAACTCGAATACAACAGAACTTACGAAACAGAAAATGACGGCGAGATAATGCTTTGTAAAATCTTAGACAACGAACAGCCGGAAAAGTTTTTGTCACAGATGAAAGGGTCGTTTGCCGGGCTGTATTTTTTAAACAACAGGCTTTTCGCGGGCAGAAACCCAAGAAGACCGGCTTGGCTGGGAAAAAAGGGGGGCACTACTTTTATTTGTTCCACCAAAAACATTTTTGACAGAACCGGAGTAACCTTTGATTCAGTCTCAGAATTACCACCAAACAAGTTTTGGCAAATTGATTGAGGAATACAATAAATACCACAACGATTCCGCCGCTTGTGGAGACATTGATCCTTCTTACCCGATGCTCCGTTATGTTTGTGACAGGTACGAGCTAAACATAGAACAGAGATATTGGCTGGCCTTTTTGTACGCTTGTTGTTACTGCGGCCCGACCGTGTTTTACATCTACAACGAATTTCCTGATTTCGAGAACGTGGATTTGGGTCGCCTCAATAGGTGGTGGAATAAAAACAAAAAACTTTGTTATTTCCAAAAAGACCGTCTCAGAATACAGACAATGAATTTGCTCAGCGAAACGTTCGAATCCTATCGGTCGTTAATTTACCCAATAAATCAGGCCCAGAAATTTTCACTTCTTTGTTCCTCGGACAAAATACAGACATATAAAACCGCTTGGGCAGAAATGTCTAAAATCAAAAATTTTGGCAGATTTTCAATGTTCTTGTATTTAGAGGCAGTTCACGTCGTGACCGGATTTCCGATGGAGCCAGACAATCTGGATTTAAGTCAGGCCTCAACTTGTAAAGACGGGCTCGCCTACGCCCTTCGGCGGGATGACCTAGTCGGCAACCCGAACTCTTGGAGACTTCTTCAACCGGCTTTTTCTAAATTGATGGTTCACATGAAAGCCCAGAACAAACAAAACACTGTTTGGAACGTGGAAACAAGCTTGTGCGCTTTCAAAAAGTACAAAGAAGGAAGAAGGTACGTTGGTTATTATCTTGATAGACAGCACGATGAAATAAAAATTTTGCAGTCCCGAGTAACAAGCGGGGTTGATTGGTCTGTATTGTGGGATTTTAGAAGGGAAACGTTCAAAAAAGAATTTCTGAAAGAGCGTTCATGATTATTTGCATAGGCGGGGAGCCCGCAACCGGAAAAACAAGCTTGATGAAAATGGTAGTAGAACCTCTTGGGCCCTATCAGCCGTTTAAGTTTTTAAGAATCAGCGGACGCTATTATTCAAAATACAATTTGTTTTTGTTGGGCATATATGATTCCGGAACGTTCCAGGGTACCGATAGGCTCTCCATGGCAGCGCCTGCGGATTTGGATTTGTTTTTAAAAAAAACCAGCGGGAACTATCTGTTTGAAGGGGATAGGTTTTTTGCTTCGAGCTGTCTCCAGCTTTTCGAGAAAAAAGACAAGGACTGTAAGATTTTTGTTTTGGAAGTTTCCGAGCAAGAAAAAAAGTACAGACATATCAAAAGAAATGACACCCAAACGGAATCTTGGTTGGCCGGTCGAAAAACGAAAATAGAAAACATCAAAAAATCTTTCAAACACGAAACACTCCGGAACGAAACAGAAGAAGACCTACAAGAAAACAAAAACAAAATCCTTAATCTCATTTTTCCTGCTCTATAAAAAAATTTTTCAATCTGTCTTTTTTTCAGCCTTACCAAAACATAAACCATCTTTCTTGCAGCTAGCGCAATTTGCCCGTCGCGTCAAAACGCGAGATACTGTAGTTAGAAACAAACCTAGCAAGGAGAATAAAAATGAAAAACAAAACACAACAAAGCAAAATTCCTTTTGAGCAACTATTCACACAGATGCTTAAACAGGGTTTTATGCCAGCGCAAGTTAGTGCAGAACCAGCAGTAGCCGTCGAGCCAGTCGCAGAAAAAACACCCAAGACAGCCAAGAAAAAGCCAGTCGCTCGCAAGCAGCCAACAGCCGAACAACTGGAAAAACTCAACGCAGCTCGCGAGGCCTATTTTAAAAAGATGGGCTACGGCAAATACAAGAAAAACAAACTAGCAGCCAAAAACAAAAACAAGGCCGCTTAAGTTCGCACAAAGAACTCCCGTGCCCCAGGGGAAAAACTGGGGCTCTCTTTTTTTTCGGAGAACCAAGTGAACAAAGACTATCTTTTTATCGACCCCACATTGCCTGCCGTTAATTCCAGAACAACCTACGCAACCTTCGATTCGACTGCTGACCTTTTTCGTTTTGTGGACGAGCAAAAAATCCAGCCGCGACAAGAGTTTTGGTTTGTTGTGAAGCTTGTTCCTGGAGAAAATATTTTCCGGTCTGTTTTTGAGTTTTTGTACGAGGGTTGAAAATTTTTACAACGAAACTCTTTCGTTTCCTTCTGCATCTACCAAAAGTTTTTTTGTTGTTTTGTAGGTTCGCGGGTGCCCGTTCCATCTCCCTTTTTTGTCCCTTTTTTGTTGGGCCGCCTTTTTCCCGGCTCGCGAGAGCGCGGGCCTATTAATCAGGTTTTCAGGGGGGGTGTACCGAAAAAACCCGCCCGCAGCTGTTCCCCAACCCGCCTCTGTTAGAGCCTCGCAAAATCCAGAGCCGAATTTGGAATCTACAAACTTAATCGAAAAAGGCCTTTGTTTTCTGGCGTATTGGAATTCTAAAAACAAAACAAGCCTACCCACAGCCTCCTCTTTACTAAGCGAAAGGCGGCGCATTATCTTGAGAATTTCTGGGGAATTCAAGACCTGGATCGGAACCCTTAAAACATGATTTCCGCGAGAGGTGTTAGTCAATTTTTTGTCTTTCTGTTCCTAGGGGAGTTTTTCCGGAGCGGGCCTTTCGTGAGGCATCCCCGCTTCAAGCCAAGACTTAAAGTCTCCATCCCAAGATTTTAGGTGGGCATGGGCCCACTTATACAACGTATATTCTTTGTCGTGTTGCCACCTTAGGTGATCTGATTCCTCAAACCCCGGGAGAAAAACCCACTCTCGACCCTTAAGCTTTGAAAACATTTCTGTTTCTAGGTGTCCATAAAACGGTCGCGGTTCTGTGAGTTTGACCTCTTCTAGCCAAGGAACCCACCAAGCACAAACCGAATTTACGACAGCTTGTTTTGTTACCCAGCATCTTACAAAATTATAATTCACTTCTTGATAACCCCGGGCTTTCACTTCTGAAAGGCTGCGCGGGTTTCCGAGGGTTGACCAAACCACCTTATCGCATAAAACCTTCGTAATAGCATCGTCCCAACCGACCCTAAGAGGAAAAGAATCCGGATCGTACCCAATAACAACTTTTGGCTGGGTTTTTTGAATCAGGTAATTTACCCCCTCGTGGAGGCCGAGGTTTTTTCCAGCGTCATGAAGGGTGGCTTTGTAATCAAGGCAAATATCCCGAAGGGAATCGCGGTTTTCTTTTTCGTTGAGAGGGTAGTGTTGGTCTAAAACGTGGTGTTCCCAGGCTATAGACTTGGTCCGATACAGCTGCTCAAAAGACTTGGCAATGATTTGCCATTTCATAAAACCCAACGTGAGCACTGCTATTTTGTTCATCGTCTTCTGATTTTTTCTAATCTTTTAAAAACCTGATTCACTTCTTCAAATCTGCACTGAGAATTTTTGGCCTCGCACAACTGCTCTATCACGGTTTTCACCCTAGCAAAATCTTCGGAAGAAGCACAGAGCGCAGGCCCTTTTCCTTCATTGGTTTCCGGGGTGTTTGGGTTGTCAGACTTCGCTTCAAGAAATTCAATCCACTCTTTGTTGGACAACTGTCGATTTTTTTCAGAGATGGAATTTTGGCAAAGGGCTCCGAAGTCCCCGGCAGACGCGCACCATTCTACATCTGGAACGTGAACCAGATTAGTGCAACTGTTTAGAGATAGAGTGGCGAACAAGAAAAGCCATTTTAGTTTTGGCGTCTTCGAGCGCTTTTTGTTTTTGTTCTGGGGTTGCATTTGGGTCATTGTTTACCGTTGTGAGTTTTTGAAACTCTTTATCGAACGCTTTTTGATTGATTTCGTTTACAAACTGGAACTTATAAAAAATGAGCAGCTCCTTCTGGGTGTCATAAAACATTTTTGCAAATTTTAAAAGCAGTTCGGTGACTACGAAACCAACCGGACCGAAAGAAAGGATAGGGATTGAGGCAATCAATCGCTTGATTACCTCTCTCGCTATAATGTCAAAAACTAGTTCTTTAAAAACATCATTCATCGTTTTTTAGAACGTTTTGGTTCTGCGGGAACAACTTGATCCGGTTTTAAATATTTGAACAAGTCATACAGAAAAACCTGAGCGGCTGCAAGAACACTTGAATGTACCAAAGCAGAACCCCACTCCATCCCTTTTGCTTTCAGAGCAAGAACACCGCCGATAACTGACATAAGAGAAACGAGTACCAACCGAACTTTCCCGGTGTATTCGCCGAGACGGGTTCTTAACAACAACATCAGCACCTGAACAACGGCTGCGACGATTGCCAAAACAGAAAGCTGATTTCCGGTCACTTGAACCAAAATCGCGCCCCATTCTTCTGGGGTTGGCTCGACTAATTCAGCGAAAGCTACAACAGAAACTATCATTACCAAAAAACAAACAACGGTGGTGCGTAAGTTTTTAATTGTCATTGTTTAAGTCTCCTTGTGGGATTAGGGTATCATTATATCATGGGACATTTCAAAGAGAGGTTGCCTATGCCTTTTTTTACCACCGAAGAATTGATAAAAGCCGGATTCAAAAAAAGGGGGGAGCGGGTTTTGATAGACCGCAGCGTTGTGATAGTTGGCGCTGAAGAGATCGAAATAGGCGACAACGTTAGGATTGATGCGGGGTGTATCATCTTGTCGATGAAGGGATATTTGAAACTGGGAAACAATATCCACATAGCATCGCGAGTAACTCTTTCCTGCGGCGGCGGAATTGACATTGAGGATTACTGCACAATATCTTTCGGTTCGACTTTGATTTCTGCCAGCGACGACTTTACTGGAGATTATTTGATTGGCCCACAAAACGGGGTTGATAAAACGAATGTTTTTTATGCTCCGATTCTCATGAAGAAACACTCTCATATCACAGCACATTGTTGTGTAATGCCAGGAACAATCATGGGAGAAGGTAGCGTGCTCGGCGCTATGAGCTGCACCAGAACAAATCAAACAATTTCGCCTTGGACTATGGCCTGGGGTTCTCCGGCTGTAGAAAAAAAAATGAGGACAAAAAATTGCTTGAAACTACTAAAGTGAAACCAAAAAGAAAAAAAGACAACGCCGTTCTTGAAACAAGACGAAAAGAGGCCTGTTGGGTGTGCGGAAAAAGACCAGCCGACCCTTCGCACATTACAAGCAGAGGAGCCGGTGGGGACGACAGAATTTGGAATGTCGTAGCCAAGTGCAGAGAACATCACACCGAATGGCACACGATCGGCTGGAGCCGGTTTTTCTACAAATATCCTCACTTCGCAATGAAACTGAAAGCAATGGGGTGGGGTTGGGAAAGGGGAAAGTTAAGCTTCACCCACAGTATCGGTGAGATCAAGGGTTGCCTTTAACACTGCCACTTCAACTGCAACGTGCCGAAGTTCTTTTATTTCAGACTTAATTTCTCCAAGCTGACCGGAAATCATCGTAATGTTGTCTAGCGCCCGGGCCGCGCGAGAAGACGCGGTGTCAATTTTTTCAATCAATTTTTTAATGAAAAAAATGTTTACATAAATCAAACCAGAAAAACAAAAACCAGTTACAGCCAAAAGAACTGTGTGACTAGGGAGTGAGATCATTGAGAGATTGTACCACTGAATAAGCTTCATGGATTAACACGTCGCTTGGTAAGGCTACGCAAGTTTCCATGTCCGGGGGGGAGGTTGTCACCCGGTCTATATGAGCAAGGCTTGGCATCTTTGAAAGAAGGGGGTAATAGGGCTTGACCTGAATTCCCTTTTTAAACATCTGTTCTTCAATCTTTTTTTGAGTAAACCCACCAAGCACACAAAGGCTGGTATGTTTAGCGCCCGGGGGCACATATTTTTTTGTTTCTGATTCGTAAAAGTCCAACAGCGCGTTTTTGACATTTACTTTTCTTTCCACCCTGGCAAACGATTCCGGCTGAAGCATTGCCAATATGAGAGCGCAGCGCAGCTCGTCCACTTTCCAGTTTGCTCCGGTGTCGCCAATCAGAGACCTGTCTAAGTTCGTCCCGAAGTTGATTATTTTTTGGGCCTGGAACCACATTTTCGTGTCCGGCAGAACAACGCAACCGCCTTCGCCGACAGAAAAATTTTTGGTGGCGTGAAAAGAATAACAACGGGGGTTTATTGTTTCTCGGAAATTCCCAAAGCATCCGGCCAGGTCGTAAACAATCGGCTTTTTGTGTTTTACGGAAAATTCCTCAAATTCATCAAAATTTACTTCGTATCCGAACGGAGAAACCACAACAACCATGTCATATTTGTCAGAATGTTTTTTCAGGTCATTGAGAGAAATGATCCAAGAATCGGTTTCGACGCCGAATAGAACCGGGTTGGCCTGAGCTTGTATGATTCCGAGAAGAGTTCCAGAGTGAGTGTAGTCTGGCATCGCCACTCTTTTTCCTTTGGCGTTCATCGTCGCAAGAGCGGCGCTGATAGCCGTAGTTCCAGAAGTAACCGGGAGAGCCTCTCCATTCATTAAATTGGAAAGCTGCTTTACGCACTCATAAAACAAATCACCAAAATTTGTGAATACTCTTTTTCGATAGGCGGTGCTGAAAATTTTTTCAACGGCCTTTAAGTTGGGAAACTCTGGTTTTAATAGAGGTATCATGATTAGAAGGATTGCGTCTCTATCGCAGCCCTCCATTCGATATTTGTTCCGACTGCGCCCACGACCTGAACAATCAAATTGTCGGCGCTGGTGATAATTCTCGCGTCCCACCCGGCGACGTCTTCGAATTCCTCGGCGGTGATTGAAGCGACCGAAGCAGTCCCGGAAATGTTTTTCGCTTTGGTTTTTAAAACATAAAACGCGGAATCGCCGCTTGAACCAGTTCCGGATATTCTCTTTCCGGTTATTTTAGCGACAACAGACATCACTTTGCCTGATTGAATTGGAATCGTGGCAATCGCTTGCGGGCTGTCGTTTGTAGTGTCTTTAGAATACTGAGAAACCTTAAACCCTCCGGCTCCTCCTCCGCCGCCTGTGCTTCTGGCATCAATGATATCAAGCTCAGAAATTTCCGCAGAATTGTAAGAACCGATTACGCAAAACGCGATGGGCTTTGTTCCGCCTTCGATCAAAACGCTGCCCGGGCCTTCGTCTAGCTGATTTTTTATCCCGTCAAAACATTCTGTCCTGGTGCCCTCTTCTCCGTATGTAACAACGAGCTCGTCTTCTGGGCTTAAAGAGATGCAAGCAACGACAAAAGAACCGCTCCCGGGAATTGTTGGCGTAAAGTCTGGAGAAACTTGGTCGCCTCCGGTGATTTCTCCTGTTTCAAGATTGATATTAGTTTCATAGGGATTGTATTCACCCAAACTGTTTTTCGGGAAAATGCTTGGGCTTTCGGAAACGTAGCTGAACATCCTTGGGGATGGTCCTTCTAGCTGCGAAGGCTTAATCGTGACGGTTTTTCGGTCTGCTTTGGTTGGCAGGAGCCGGTCGTCAAATCGTTGGTGATTCTTTTTTATCAGCGAATTTTTTCCGATGATGTCTCGAACAGAAAAATCAACATCATGTTCATTTAGAGCGGTTTGTCCGCCCTGAACTCGAACCCCGCAAAGAACAACGTCGTTGGGGCCAACCGAAGGGTATTCCGGAGCGTTCGATTCTTCTCCCTCAAGAACAACGACTTCACATTGAAGCTTAGTTTTTAAATTTACTTGTTCAAACGCGTTCGAAGGGTTGGTGATTTCCGTATCCTCAACCTCAAGAGGCCTAACGACAATCAAATCTTTCCGGACGTCCCCGGATGGTCCGTCTACTTCAGAAATGGAATTTGCGGTTGAAACTGTTTTAACGCAAAGATACCCGGTAGGGGAAACGGCAACCCCGGAGCTGGCAGTTAATTCAAGATTCGCGCCGTTCGGAACTATTGTAAAACCCTCGAAAACGGCAGCTCCAGCCAAACCCTGAATAGTGTTTCTCGGCAAATTTAAAAGCGCAGACTGTAAATCCTCGAAGTCTTCGGCTGTCCATTTATACCGTCTGTAAAAATTAAATATTTGGGTTTGATCGTCCATTTTTATACCGTTTGAAGTTCTACGTTTGATTTCCAGTCAATCGTGGTCGAGGCCGCTCCGACGACTTTTACAGCAACGCTCGCACCAACAACCTCTAAATAAGCATCCCAAGCATCAACGTCTTTCCATTGTTCACAAACAGTGCTGAGAACCGTCACCGTTCCTCCGACATTCTTCGCTTTTGTTCTGAGCAAAAAACAGCAGGAATCACCCGAGGAACCGGCTCCGGCGGTTCGCCGAGCCGTGACCTTGGCCGTAAGTAAACTAGCCTTTCCTAAAGCAATAGGCGCGGTAGCAAGGGTGGTCGCGGTTGCGGTCGTTGTTGTGGTTGTCGATTCGGAACCGACCGGAGGAGCGACGACAAAAGTGTTACCTTGTTTTAAAGCATCGATATCAAGCGTGTTAACTGTGACCTGCTCGGAAAGGGTTTCGGTGGGTTCTTTGTATCTCTTGTCGAGCTCAGAGACAGCAATTTTTTTTGTTTCTGGAACGCTAACGTCAACAACGGGTAGAACGTCATTGGTCGCCAAACCAGAATTTAACAACTCGTTCAGCCCTGTGATTTTTATATTAGCCATTATCCAAGTCCTAAATTATCTTGAGATTCAGTGATTAGTGTATCACCGCTCTCGGTCAAAAAAGAAACAAAACCTGCGTAGTTAGACCCTAGCATAGTCTCTGGATTCAGCCCGTCAATCACTACCCTGTTGCAGCGCATCGGTTCGGCGGTTTTTAGAGCCGAATCAAGATTAAAAACATCATTTTCTGTTAGATAATATCCATAAACGCGAATTTCGTATGTATAGGCTTCATATCGCATCTGCGCCCACTCTTCGGCGGTTTTTCCGTAAGCAGCGTAATCTTGTTCACAAGGGCCAAATCCAACAACGTCGACCCCGTTTGTGTTGTTCAGTATGCTGTTGATTCCCAGCTCCGAAAAATTCAAAAGCCAAGTTCCGGTTTCGTTAGACAGCTCTACAATATCGACAAGTTTGTCGGTGCCAATGGTGGCTAGAACAGTGTTTAAAACGTCAGTCTTGGTAATGCCTTTTTTTGTTCGTAATTTCTGTTCGGTTCGATCTCTTCTCTCGGAAAGGCTAAGGCTCTTGTCGAGCAACTTACCGAAGGCGAGAATTTCCCACTTATCTAGCTGCTCGTCAGCGGTTCTGGGCCAATAATTGTCATAGATTTTTTTGGCGTTCGCGTATCCGCTCGCAACGACATCGGCCACCGAATCCATGTCAGCGGTGGAATAACTTTTTTCGGGAGAGCCGTCCGGATAAACGCCCGGCGGGAGTTCTCTTTGTAACAGTCGATACAGTTCTTCTTTTGTAAGAAATTTTGCCATTAGAGCTCAACCACCGTGATAGTTCCCGGAATTGCGATTTCGTTTCCGAGCAACTGATAATTTGCATCAGCAATGGACAAATCTGAAACTCGACGATCCACCAACATCTGCGCGTAAGTTCCGGCGGTATAGGGAGCGTCCCCAAGAGAAGAATCAAGAACCTTCTCTATTTCAGCCGCGACCACAAAACCAGAACCGCCAATTTGTCGGCCTCCGGGAGGAGTTTTGTAAATGGCTCGGCTAACTTCTCTTTTGACGAGTTCTTCTTGAGTAAGAGTTTGGTTCGACAAAACTGTGCTGCCGGTGCCTTGAGAATATTTAACAGAAACAGTGACGTCGATCGGAACGCTAACCGGGGCAAAAACAGTCGCGCAATCTGTGAGCGGTCTTTGGGTGTCAATATAGGCCTGAACTTTATCAATCAAAAATTGAGAAGGAATCAAAACAATCGGCTCGTTGTTGTCTAAGGCGTAATCAATGTCTGTTGTCCCGGCGGTAATCACCACCCCAACGCTACCAAAACCGAACGGGTGTTTAATTACGTTTGCACTAACCACCGAATCGTCGGCGCTTAAAGCAAACTGAACATAATCCGATTCTTTCCCTCCAGCGAGAGGGGTTCTTACCTGAGTCAGAATCCTAGCGGCTGCTTGTTCGTTGGTTTCGACGTCACGAGCGTCCGAAAGAGCAGCTCCGTAAACAGTCGCGGTCGGATCGACTCCGGCAGGAGGGGTCGCTAAGGTCAATTCCGCACCCTCCAACAAATTTTGTGCTTGTCCTACGTTTACAGATTGAACAGGAACAACCGCGCTTGTCGCAGCACCGAAACTCACCGCCTCGGTTGACAGGTAGGTGTTACCGTTGGGTTCGTAAGTGAAAAGAGTTGAAATCGGAACCGTCGAATTCGGTTGCCCGGTCAAAATTAAATTTCCAACCGCTCTTGTTGGCTGCGTGAACCCTTCGTTGAAATAAAGAAACAGGTGCCTTTCAAGGGCCTCTCTTCGCGCGCTCTGAGGAAAGGCGTCGTCAGCGATTCGGAATTGATCCGCATATATTCCCGAAAAAACCCCGCCGATTACCTGAGCTCGAATCCACCAGTCCGAATCCGTTTGGTCGATATTTACTTCGGGTTTGAGAGTTTTTAGCCAAAGAAGGTATTGATCTGCTATTTCTTCAGGCGTTTTATATTCTAGTGCCATATTTTCATGCTCCTAGTTTGGGCAAAATTAATGTATCGAGGGAACCGCTTTCGGACTGAAGGGTGGTGCTCAAACCAACTTCACTTCTGCTTGATACGGTTGTTTCGATTACCGCCTCGCGAGCGCGCCCATCGTCTAAAATGGGCTGAACCGCGTTTTCGGCGATTCGCTCAATAGCTGACGCGTCCTGGCTGGTTCTTTTTTTCAAAGTGTAAAACGTGGAGCCGAATTTGTCATCGGGAGCGTACAACCACTTTCCCCGGGGAGTTTTAAGTCTAAAATAGGCCGGAACCTGTAGAGAATCTGTTTCGACCGGCTTTCCGTTTTCAATAACATAATCTCCAGTCGCTGGGTTAATGAGCCAATTCTGAGCCATCATCCGCCTCCCTGGCTTTGATTTTGAACCAAGATTTTCGCTATAGCCTTTGCCATAGCCTCCGCGTACTTGTCCATTTTATCACCATCGGCAACCTCAAACTTTATGTTCATCTGGGTGATAATTTCTGCTTTAAGTTGTTGTGCAAGTTGTTGTTCGCTTGCTGGCATAATTACCCCTTAATCAAAAAAACTTTTTGAGAAAGAATTTTGTCGTTGCTGACATTCGAGCTCTTAATGCTGCTAAAAGTTCCCGCCTGAATAGGGGGAGCCGTTGGAATCCCCAAATTCCCTATATGGGTGTGATTCGCAATAGCATCAATCAAGCTTTCTAACATCGCCTTCAATTCGTTTCCGACGACAGCCGGATTATTTGCCGAAGCTGTTCCTACATGAACCGTTCCGTTTTTCAAATAAATCGCTTGCCCGTACTGGTTGTATAATTGAACTTCGCCAGATTCTACGTTTGGTCTTGCCGAATCTCTGTGCCCCAAAACAAGTCTGTTAGCCGGGTGTTCTCCCTGTCTGGCGGTAACGCTGATGGTTCCCCGGGGAGCCCTTGAGGACAAACCGAATGGGTGCATTATTGGTCTGTTCTGCATTGGAGGATATCCGGGATATAAGTCGTCAATCGTTTCTGCTGAAACGGAATTCGCTCCCGCGCTCCCAGACAGAATGACATTCACCTGCTTTTTCACCTCGTCCCTGATAATTTTTATAATTTTTGGGTCTGTCATGGTGCCTTGATATCGGAAACGATTGCTCCCGGTCTGCAAAAAGTTAGGGTGCTTATTTGTCCGCCGTTTTCGTCCATTGAGAATTCAACAGCGTAACAATACATAAGTCGCTTAATCGAACCCCGGTCGTAATCAATAAAATACATAGTGTCTGGCTGATAAGGTTCGCCGAGCTCGTTAAAGTGCCCCGGAACAACAACCTGAACAGTTATTTCTTTGATATTTGCTCGCGCGAGCTCTCTTTTTGCGTAAGCCTCAAGAACTCTGCCTTTTGCTACTTGAAAAGTGTTTACTTCGGAAAGTCCCTGGGGTGAATCTGCGTTTGGAGCTGAGGTTACATAACACTTAGGAAGTCGATAGCCCAATTTCAACAATCTTGCCGGGCCGTAAGCGGAATTATGAAACCTCTGCTCTTTCGGAACTCTGTCCGCGACCACTTCTTGACCAGACCAAACCGGAACCATGATGTTTGGGATTTGAGTTGAGCTGCGGGTCACCTTAATACTGATGACGTTAGACTTTCTTCTGTCTCTGGAAACAATAAAAGTTCCTTTTGATTGTTGTGCCATATTAGGACGACCAACACAAAGTCTGCCTAGCCTATCTTGCCAAAGAAGGCAGTTCACCGAATCCAGGAACCTTTGAATCACGGCCAATTTTGTTTCGCCGGGCTCTACAGAAATCAAATAGCTGCCCCTCGGAGCGTCCTTCATCACAACTTTGGTAAGCTGGGTGTTTTCAAGATAAAACTTCACCGCTGTCTCAACGGAAACATTGTCTGCTTTTTTAAAAGTTGAATCGATGGAAACCGCGTCTTGGTCTTCGAGTTGTCCGACAAAATCCCTACCGCTGATTTGAGATTTTTCGCCGTAATTTGCATCGGTTTCAACGTCAGTTTGATCTACGTGCCCGACAAAAAGCTGAACATTGTTTGCTTTGATGGTGACTATGTCCCCTTCTCGGATTTGTTCGTTAAGAGGGGGGCCATCGGTTGCGACGAATCCAAAAGAGAAAGAATCGGACGGAACCATCATATTCGAAGAAAAATTGTAATTTAGAAATCGGTTTATTTTGCGAGTAACCCGGTCCTCCCGGCTGAAAACGAACATTTCGATTTTGGGCATCTGGCCCGTAATCTCTAAATGTTTTCTCAGGCCTCCCGGGGCAACGCCGGAAAACTGAGCCACCTTGTTTGATGTTATCGTGCTCATACTACGGGAACTCTCACAACAGTGCCCTTTTCGATAAAATTCACCGAGGTCAAATTCGGGTTGAGCAAGTCGATCTCTCTGACCCTGTTTACGTCTAGGCCGTTCGCAAACGCGACTTCTCTCAAACTCATCAGGCGCGGGGTGTTGTAATCAACCACCTGAGCGTTCGAAGAAGAAACTCCGCTCTCGAAAGCTTTTTGAACCAGGACTGTAACCTCTCGAAGTCCCAGTACGGTTTCGAACTGTTCCAATCCGAGCCCGTTTTCGTTTATTTCTTTGATAATGTTTGTCGCTGTGTCTCGGCTGTTCGATATTTTTTTCTGAATATCCATCGAGGCCAACGCAGTTGTCGTGCTGGCTTCAAGCAACGGAGCGTTTTGAAACGGATCGTTGGGAGAAGCAACGGTAAGAAAAGTGTCATCGGCCAAAGTTCCGTCTGGAAGTCTGTTCCCCCCTTCGTTTGTCGGAACCAAACTGGGATAATCGTTTACCGCTTCAGCGTCGTTGTAGGATCTGTTTATTTCCGAAAGGATTGCTGCTGTTTCTCCCGAAAAAATGCTTATGAAATTGTTCAGCCGATTTTTTAGTGCCTGGCTTGCTATGAGAGAAGATTCAATCCGTTTAATAGCTGCATTAAGAGTGGAAACATACCCGAGAGCATCCGAAAGAGTTTTGTTCAGGTTTTTGTCGGCAACGATTCCGACTGTGCTTACCGTAAACGTGTGCTCAATGAATGTTACGTTTAAAAGAACAGCTTTTCTTTGGTCGCTCTGATGTATTATCTGAACGTCTTCGACGGCAACCTTACTTAGCCCACGAACCGGATGAACCAAATCTCCCGGCTGGGGTTTATTAAATTCCGTCAACAGTCTTTGAAGACCCTTAAAATAATTTCTGCCAAAAAGAACAATCTCCATCGAAAAGCTTGATGGTCTACGTCCCAAGTCGTCGGTTGTTTGTCCGTCTTCATAGGGGAACTGATATTTGACTTTCCGGCGTCCGGCCACGTCGTTGATTCTGGCGACCGCTCCCTGCCACGGTTGTTTAGAACGGAAAACGTGAAACACAACCCCGTTGTAAGATGCTTCTTGAATGTCCCACTGGGAAATGTCTCTCCCGTCTATAACACTTACGGCCTCTCCAAGAGATTGACTGGTGAGCCTGGAGAAATCCCCCGCGTTGGATAAATCAAATCTGCTCATTCAAAACTCCCCCCTCTGGTAGGAGAATGAACCTCCTTGAGTCGCGGGTCTGCGATTACTACTTTGACTTGCCCGCTTTTGGTCATTGCTTCGCTACGATTGAGATTTGAAAGAGTTTGTTCGTCAAGCCCGAGCCCTGTCATCCGGGAAAACTTGAGCATTGCCCTTTCGACAACGTTCATGTCGCCAATTCCTTCTGAAGAAGGTGCTAGGGTGTATTTGTCGAGAGCGCTCGCTACATAAGGCTCTATCATCTGACCAACGGCGTACCCCGCAACCCCAGCAGCGCCAACCAGACCGGCCTTGCCAAGCATCCCCCCCAGGCCAGCACCGGCCAACCCGCCCACGCCGCCACCCCCAATTTCGCTAGCGTTGACAACGTAAACGGATTGAACACCGGCTGTCTCTAGAGCTTTCCCCTTAGCAACCCCGCCGAGCACTCCCCCCATTCCGCCTCCCAAGCCAAGAGCGGAACCAACCCCCCTCAAACCACCACCAGCCAGCATAGCGGCTAAAACCGCAGAACCGCCAACCATCGCAGCCGAACCGACATCCGATTCTGCCATATCAGAAGCAAGATTAGTCAACGGTTGAGTTATTCTGGACAAAGGAATGTTACCGAACACCTTATTGACAGCAGCTCCAAAGCTTTCTGCGAACCCTCTGTTGTTTTTAAGGGCCTCTTCGGTGGTCACGAAACTCTTATTTACCATGTCGGCTTGGTTTTTAACTTGGTCTAAAGAGTCATATAGCTTGAGAAAAGCCACAGTATTTTCATCGCTCATGCCAGCTATTTTCAAGGCTATCTTGGGGTCTTTGTGCATTCGTCTCATGTTATCCACAAAACCCTTGAACGCGTTTGGATCAAAACCCTTTTCGTTGAACACGTTTTTTGCGCCTAGGCTCTCAAAAACCGCTCGAGTGTTCTCGTCTCCCTGTACAAGGCGCTTAAGAAAGTCGGCGCTTTCTTTTCCGGACGTTTTCATGATGATAGCCAAATCTTCGACCCCTTTTAGGCCGCCCATCTGAGTGACCTGTTCGGGAGTCATTGAGCTCATCACGTCTTTCATCAACGAAAGGCTTTCGGTGGCTTTTAAACCGGAGCCCATCTGAATTCTCGACACTGCTGTCCCGATTTGCTCTGGCGTAAATCCTCTTAAAGCAACCTCTGCCATGCCTTTCGCTATCTGACCCTCACTACCCCCTTCGCCACTCAACGCCGCAACCATACCGGCCTGTTTAGCAAAATCTATGAGGTTCTTTTCGCCCTTGACCTGAGTTCCCATCAACCCCTCGAGTGCGTTGGCAGCTGCCTCGCTGCTGACCCCAACGTCACCAAGGCGTTTTTGTAAGTCTTGTTGAAATTTACCGAACTGAGATTGAGCAATCCCGAAACTAGCTCCCATTTTTCTGATAGCATCGTTTAGGGTCATTACCTGTACGGCTCTGTCGCGGAACTTGTCTGACAGTTTGAGGGATTCTTTGATTGCGTTGAGAGAAAACAGGGCCTTGAAATCATCCCCCAAGTTTTTGAGGGTTTTTCGCCCGAGACCGCTAAGGCGGGCCATGAAATTTTCCGCTTGTTTAGCAGACTTTCCAAAACCCTCTTGATAGGTTTTTTCTATCTGCTTGCCTTGGCCTTGGATATTCTTCCCGATATCGGAAATGAGTTTATTAAGGTCGCCAAGCGCGGCCTCAATTTTATCCAGTCGCGCATCAACGGAGATTTTTACATCACTCATGCTTTTTCTCTTTCGATTGCCAAGTCAGTTTGCCTGACGCTATGGCATGAGCGACCCACCAGGACACTTGTCCGGCAGTCAGTCGCCTTGAGTGACGCAATGGTGAGCCAGACTCACCAGTTGAGTAAAAGATAGCTCGGTCAGTGCTGATACCACATCCTCGGTTTTGTTTTTTTTTATCTCGGACACAAGGTTGTTTACGTCGTCCGGCTTCATGAGCTCAAGCGCCGGGTTTACCCTGTCTGTGGCAGCAATGTATTGTTTAAAAAGATAGTGAACCTCGTCGTTGGTCATCCGGTCCAAAATCAAATCAGTGATTCGAATGTCGTCTCGCCCTACGTCGCTGGTGGAAGCAAGCTTGAGAGTTTCTTTCGCCAAAATAGTATGCTCTGTAAGGACGTTTCTTGATTGGGGAGGGAGAAGGCTCATCTTTTCTTGAGCGCTTGCCGTAACCTGAATAGTTTCAGAAATTGACAGGGGTCTAACGTACATCTCAAACCCTCTGATTTTGACTAGGAACCTGTAATCAGTCCCCATTCTCATCGCATCGAGCTGTTCAATTCTGTCTAAATCATTCACGGATCAACCCTTCTTTGTAAATAATCTTACCACGGAGACCGCTCCGGCTGCCACGTTTAGGAGGCCAAGCCAGGGGTTCGCCGGGAGAGTTTTAGCAAGCCAAAGACCGGCTAGGATTGCTCCCGTGCCGCACAGGGCTCCAAGGGCTCTCCACCCGCAAAAACTTAATACCAAAGAAAGGACCGACAACGCAAATAAACTTAACAGAACCAGCGCAGCAACGAGTGCCAGAGATTCCATTACAAAGATAGATTGAAAAGCGAAGAATTTCCGACAGCGTCTTGAAGCTTGAGAGCCGAGAAGTTGAAGGTAGACTTTACTTCGTCGCCCACGCCTCCAGCTGAATCGTCAACGTCTTTCAGGAAAAGCCCGGTAGCAATGAACTGCTCAGCGCCCACGATAAAAGTGAGTTGAACGTCATTGTTTTCGTAGTCAATTCCCTCAAGCTTGGGCCGGGAAAGTTGATTTTGTACGGCTAGAGTCAGAGTTACATCGATGTCTCTGTTCCCCTGAACGTAACCGCGATTGAATCCGTCCTGAGTCATGGAAGGAACAACTCTGGCATTGAGATTTTGTTTTAAGGACGCGCTTTGTACGTCTGCCAAGCGAGCTCCGTTAATCGAAATAAATGCTCTATCAGCGTATTTGACTGCCATTGTTTACTCTCCCTTTTAAATGGTCACAGTGTCGAATTCTGTTGTTGCTCTGACGTTTGTGGCGATTACGTGCAGTCCTGGGATTACGTTTACAGGAGTCAGAACGTCGAATCGGTGCCGGTCAGAAATGTTTCTCTCAACCTTAAACTTCTTAGCGAGAAGAGCAACCGCCTGGAACATGTTCTGGTCTTCAAAGGCTGCTGCCAATCGAATCGCCTCACTCTTTACGTCTTGAGCGGCTGCGGTTGAAGCTTTTCTTTGTTTAAAGTCTGGTTGAGAAAAACGGGTATAGAGGGTCTTTCTCCAGAAGTACAGAACTTGGAAATCCTGAACGTCGTAGTAAGCGGTCACGGGAGCGTCGCCCGAACCGTCCGTTGAAATTCGGCCTGTAACGGTTCTTACAAAAGCCACTTCTCCGTTAGGCTTCACCCAGAGAGGAGTGTAACCCTTGTTCAATACTGCTTCGGATTCCAAACCAGCACCAACGGTAATCCAATCGGCCTGATCTGCTGGCGCGGGCTCGTTTGTAACGGTAACGTCATCGAGCGGGTTGAACGGAACGCCGTTTGCGGCAAGCTTAGCGGCTGCACGAGCAGCGGTTTCCCCAACGGAACATTGTGGGTCGGAATCTCTTTTGTAAATTCCGATTAAAAATTGAGTATCGAAAGCTGTAAGGTCGGCTGGGTCTTCAGTTTCTACTTCTGCTGCTACCCCGAAAGAGCCGAACTGTTGATTTTCAACCCGTTGAGCGCCGCTCATTGTTTGGGCCAAGTTTTTAAGAATTGTTCTTTGTCCTGCGCTTTCCATTGCGTAGGGAGAAACAAGGAAAGAAACTCCTAGTTGCGCTGCTTTGATAGCGTTCTGGGCAGCGGTCGGAATAGAGGTTTCCGTCGAAGAAAGCGGGCAGCATTTAATGGCAGGGAAAGTCGAACCGCCTTCGTTTGCGGAAACAGCAGCGACTACCATCTTGGCTAGTTCGCTGCCAGCTCCGAATTTTTCTTCGGCCTCTGCTTCAGCTGCGGCTACGTCAGCAACGTTATTTACTTGTACGATTGTATTGGTACCCGTAGCTCCGCTGGCTGCGTGTCCGATTAACAAAATTTGTTGAGAATCGCTTGGAAGTCCCAGTTCAGGTGCAAAAGTGATTTCGATTGGTCTACCCGGGGTCTTTTGTTGTCCGATAGATGTTAAAGCCATTTTTATTCTCCTGTCGTGTTTACATCGAGTTGAACAGTCACAGCCTCAGAGTCATATAAGTCCTGTTCTCTCAAGGCTTTTATTGTAACAGCTATTTGCTGCAAATCCTCTAGCGTTCTCTCGAATGGACTTGATTTTGTTCTGTTGTCTGACTCCAAATATTCGTCCCACTGTCTCAAGTCTATTCTAAAGTTTAGAGTGATTTCGGTCAACGGAGCCAGATCGTCATTCCAGTCAAAAGCTAGGCCCTTGTCGACGGAAACGGTTTTCCCCAACTCGTTTAAGCCGGGCACCTTGTCGCAGATAGCCAAGAAAAAGTTCGGGTCGCGGAATTGCTGCAATATGGCAGCGCAAACGGTATCTGGGAGCTGTTGTGTTTCTTGTCGCCGCAGGTTCGGGGGGAACATTACGTCGCAGATAATATCGCCCTCAATGAACCAGGAATCAAAGCTTTTAGTGAACGAGGTGTTGTATATCCGCATAGCCGGGAGCGCTCTCTGCGGGTAGTCCATTCGCTTGTAGCCGTCAACGTACTCCCCAAAAAGAATTGTCCAGGGGTTCGTTGCTCCGAAGTAAGCAGCGACTTCTCGGCAGAGGAATTCGGCTGGCCCGGTATAGAACAGGTTCGTTGCTCGTCCCTCTGCTACGGTCGAGGAAACAGAAGTCGTGTATTGTAATTTATCAATTCTTTCCATTTAAAATCCTGACCAGCTCTGTTTGTAGGGCTTGCATGAGCTCGGCGTTGTCTTGTTCATTCCAAATATCAAAGCGCCTTGCAGGGATTCTAACCCATTTTCTGAAAATAAACTTTCCCGTCTTGTAGGTTCTGTTTTGTAGCTGAAGCTTGATACGCTGTATTTTCTCAGAAATTCTTTTTTTCTGTCTGTTTTTGGCAGACTTGAGCTGCTGCTGAAGCTGTAACAGTCTTTTTTCGTGAGTTTTTTTTGTTAGCTTCAGAGGTGCTTCTACGTCTTTGTTTACTGGTATCATGAGCGCCTTCGCGCGTTTCGCCCTGAGTTTTCCGTCTGGCATCTGAGTTGTTCCGAAGTTCATAAGCTTGGCGTATTTTAGTTTGGTTCCGACGATTATTTTGCTTCCCTGAATGTATGTAAAACCACCCGGGCCGTTTGGCCCCAATGATTTTCTAAGAGTTCCGCGATTTAAAAGCGGTTGCCCTTGTCTCCCGAGTTCCCAGAGAGGAGCCCAGGGTTCGTGTCCTGGCATATTCCCGCTCTTGTCGAAGAGTTCGCCTCGGTTTTCGTGGATGTTAGCTACAATGAATTTGTAAATTTCGTTTTTGTGTTCTCTCAGGATGTCTTTGAGGGTTTTCCCTGTGATTTGAACTTTAATCATAGGTCATCTAAAGAGCCGTTCCAGAAATTCTCGCTTGGGTCGTTGATTTGTGTTTTCGGGTAAGAGCCGTCGCCTTGACCGCTGACGAGAACCGAGCCCATAAACCCATCGTCTGCGCTTTCATTCATGTAATTTAATTTCAACGATGGTAGTGGTGGCTTGGAAAACCCTTGGGCCTCAACTCCTCCGTCCATTCGTTTAGAAAGAAGGTCTTTTACAACGGAATCGTAACGGGCTCTGAGTTTTTCGGTGTATTTTTCAGAATCCACAATCGTCCCGGAGCCGAAGTCGGTTTCGAGTATTCTGATACAACTCATGAGCTCGCAGAGAGTTCTAAGAATGTTTTTTGTTGGTCTTTCCGGGAGGGTCGAGAAAGCGCCGCCTTCGTCCGTTTGAAATGGGGCTGCGTAACGAGGGGAGAGGTCAAGTTCGACTTGTCCTTCGGCCTCGTCAATCAAGCGCTCTGCGAGAACCTTGCTCATCCTGTTTTCGTTGTCCGATTCCTCGGTGAATCGAACCTTTCCGACCAATCGAACTGCCACGTCATCAAAAGTCGTATAGGCTGGCATTGATGTCCCCTTCTAACACAAGAGGGGATAACCCTTTTTACAGGCTACCCCCTCGCAAGCGCACCTTGCATGAATAAAGAATTACTCTACAATCCGAGCTCTTTGAACCTCGTGCCTCGGACTGTCCGTTTCAGCTCTTTCGCCACCGAAGGCAAAAACGGTTTTGATTTTTTTACAAAGAACCTTCGCTTCATCCTCAGAAACCTGAGCGCGTTGGCCCTTTGTCAGCATTTCCTCGCCCACTTTCACGGGCAAGATTGCTTCAATCGTCACCATTCGAGAGCTGTTTTTGGGTGCCACCATTTCTGTTTTAGACATGTTGTATTCTCCCTTTTATTAGGGGTTATACACCGATGCGGTCAGCACATCAAATGCACGGTCCAATTTCACTCCGCCGTACACGCCGCCAGTTAGCACCAAGTATGGGTTTTGAGGCCCGCCTTTTGTACCGGGCTGGGTGTTGTCCTCGATTACGAGGAACTTTCCAAAGCCAGGGCTGTCGATAGAGCCAGAGGCTAAGTGAACGGTTTGTACGAATTCTCCGATTCTGTCTCCTCCGGGGAGAGCGCATTCGAAGTAAATTTTTCCGTCTGGGATCATGTAAACAGCATCGCTGACAACCAGTTTGCCGTTTCCGTCTAGGGATTCGGTCTGGTACCAACCTGCGTACACTTCAACTTCTGGAAGTCCTGGGACCAAGAAGTTCAATACGCGGTTTACGTCATAGCTGCCGATGGTGGGGTTAGCACCATAGCTGGTCAGATACGCGCGGGTATTGCTGTTATCCAACAACCATCGTGAGGTGTTGGGGTTCATGACAATCTTTGTAACTCGATACTTACGGAAAGAATCGAGGCCGCCCATTAACCAATAGCGAAGGTCGACGATTGGGTTAGCAGAGTTATTAGCTTGCTGTCCATCGGCTGACCAGTCTGCTCCGGTTGGGAGAGCTGTGTTTTGAGCGGGGATTCCGAAGGAAACCGTTTTTCCTTGCCAAGCGAATCCGCCGTTGAAGATTGTATCCCAGCGTTGTTTTTCGATTCGGGCTTCAACTCGTCGATTTAAGCGGTCTACGTCGATATCGATGTATTGTTGAACGCCTCGAACATTGCGACCATTGTCGCCAAGCTGTCTGAGGTACAAAATCTTTTCTTCGCCGTACATGATTGATTCTTTGTAGAACGGGGGTTGGTATTCCTGAACCCTTGTTCCGAAAGATTGAATCAATTTAGGCTCGGTGCCGGGACGATGCTCTTGAGTAAGACCGCCTGAAGCCTCGATGACTTCGGTGCGAACTTTGCTCACTGGCAAGGCCACGCTTGGTAAATATTTGGAACCCATGTAGGTCGAGGGATCGTTTACAATCTCCCGAACCAACTTCTGGATGACCTCGGTATATTCATTCGTTAAAAACTGGTTCATGCTCATTGATTAGTTCCTTTCAATTAAAACTTGAGAGTTGCAACGCCCGTTGCGTCCACGATTTCTCTAGCACCTAAATCTGTTTTTGCAGCAGCGTCTAAACCGACCAGCTTATCTACATAAACGGTGCATCCACCGAAAATGCCGACTGCTGTGGTAGAACCTGCGGCGCTTTGAGCATCGAAGTCCTCAGCTGCTAGTTGTTCAAACAAAACACAAGCTGCGGTTCCGATTCCGCTACCAGTTCCGTCTACATATGTCTCATATACGCCGTTAGTGGTGTTACGAGCCAATACAGTTCCAGCGGCATAGCCACCAGATTTCCACTTCACTCTGACAGGAAGTAGAACGGCTGATTGCCGATTGGTAGCAATGACCATTGGATGATCTTTTCTGAAAACTTCTGAATTAAATTTCACATCTAAACTTGCCATTCTAGTGTCTCCTTAAATTTATCCGACGAGTGAAACGGCTAACTTTTGTAGCTCATCGAACTTATTTTGCATCTTAATTGATTCTTCTGCAAGCGCAGACAATTGCTTGTCCTGTTCAACCATGTCCATTCTACCCTCAGAAGATGGTTTCATCATGTACTTTTTAAGCAACTCTTTCGCTTCAGCAAGCTTTCCTTCGTCCATCAACTTACAGGCATCTCCATAGCATTGTGCCATCTCCTGATGAACGTGAGGCGTTGTGTCAACGTGGATGCTAACCTCTTCTGGGCCTTCGGCTAGTTTCTTTGCCTTTACCGTGTTTTTTAACAGGCTCATGTTCTTTCGGGTTTCTGCTTCCAGCTTGGTCATCCGAATTTCTTTGGACAACTCGTGAAGGTCGTGGGCCTTAATCGAACCGAGCGCGCCGGTCATTATTACAGGCTCGCGATCTTCGTATGTTTTTAGCACTAGCTCCACAGTCTCGTCGCCTTGACCTGCCAATTTGGAGACGTCGATTTTTTTGATTTCAGCTGGAGTAATCTTCGCGCTTGAGCGGAGCGCACTGAGCCTAGACAGGATTTTACCCTTTCGAGCTGCAAGCTGAGCGCCGTCAAAGGCCTTTCGGAAATCCGAAGACAAGCGAACAATCTGCTCTCTAGCGGCTGCCATCTTTTTATCTTTTTCAGAGGGCTCGTCCTTTTTTTCGTCTTTGTCCTTTTCTGAGAGCTCTTTCTTCTCTTCGTCCTCTTTCTCAGACATTTCCTTTTTCTCATCAGGCTTTTCCTCCGACATTTCTTTCTTTTCGGAATCCTCGGTTTTGGACATTTCTTCTTTCTTCTCGTCTTTTTCGGCTGCCATCTTCTTTTCGTGTTCTTCCACTTCGGCTGCCATCTTTTTCGTTTCCTCTTTATTTAAACTCAAAACATCTTCATCTGTACACTCACAATCCGATTGTGGTTTTTTGCAAACTTTACAAATATCCTGCGGAATGGAATCTTTTCCCATCGCGTGCTTTTTCATTTTTTCTTTGTCCATTAGTCGCCTCCAAAGTTGTTTGCTACTTAAAAGTTTAATGCCTTTTTGTTTTGCGGCTGCTTCAGCCTTTGCTTTGCAATCGCTTTCCGAGCTACCGTCTCCATGAACGATTGGCTTGACTCCCCCGTCTTTCACAATTTCCCAGACCCATCCTTCGCTATCGAAGTATGCCACTAAAGCATAGGCCTCACCATCGGAAGATTCTGCAACGTAGGCCTCTTCAGCGTAGCCGAAGGCCTCTCCGCTATCTTTGTGCCACCTTGCTAATTTAATTTTGTTCATTTCGTTACCCACTGAAGAAAGTTCGTCGTCTTCGCTTTCCAAGTCTTTAATATAAGATACGGCCTCTTGTTCGGCCTCGCTCTGTGTTGAGCTAGTAGCAACATCAACAAATCCGCTCTTCTCAAGGTAAACTTCAGTAACAAACTCAGTATCGTCTTCTGTCTCGTGCTTAACTATCCTAAATTTTCTTCCATTATGGTCTGATGTTTTAACCACCGATTTTCTTGCTGCTAAATTGTTTTTCAGTAGGCTTGCCTCAGGCGCTGCTGGAAACGGGGTAATGGTGAGTTCCGAAAACTTGCCCCTCTCAAAATCCACGCCCACGCTCAGGTGCGTCCAGCGTCCGTCCATTACTTTCACAACGTTCTCTTCGCCAAGAATCTTTACGTTTCCGTAGGCTGCCATTACTTCGCGACCGTCTTTTGTTTTGTAAGGGCCCAGCTCTAGCTTTCCGATAAGCCTACCAACGGTGTCTTTAGCGCTTGTAGAGTGGTCTAGCTGAACCGGGGGATAATCCTTCATGGATTCCTTTCCCTCAGCAAGCCTCGACGCGCTCTCGATGTGCCCGTTGTGATTCGTTGCTAGGGTAGTCAGCTCGTCACGGCCAACATTCACCACCCCGTCCATAGATTCAAACTCCCCCTCGTAAACGAGAAGGGCTCTTCGGGTCAGCGAATTCGGGATAGATGAACCTTGTTCATTATCTGAAACCTGTTCTAACAAACCTGATTGTAGGTGTACGGTTGCCATGTGCTAATTAGTCTAAACGTTGATTCAGCTTAAGTCCATGTGCAGAATAGTGGTAAAGATTTAGTATATCAAACATGATTTGTAACTTCGGGCGTTAAGCTGGGACTGGAGGAATCGAACCTCCCTGGTCGGAGTTAACAGCTCCGTGCATTCACCATGATTGCTAAGTCCCATCACTTATTCCACCCGGGAGGCAGCTTTTCAGGGCTCCTGTTTTCTCTCAAAGAAGATTTGTCGTCGATCATTTTTTTGTGTCGCGGATTCGATGGTGTAAGCGGGAGCAGCTCAGAACGGCAGTTCCAGTGGATTGGCGGGGTTTCTTTTCTGAGGATAGCCGAATCTTTTTTGTAAACCACCCGGTATCTTGTATTGCACCACTTGGTTGTCCTTAAGTCTCGAATACACATAAACAAATAGTGCGTGACCCCCTCTTCTTCTTCGTAGAACTTGACCCTTGCTTCGTTGTAGTATCGGGTTGTTTCCGTGTTCACTATCGTTTGGGCTCTGGCGTAGCTAACGTTTGCTGCGTTCTGAATTTTTATCCTTGCCTGTGTCTGGTTGTATGTTTTCCCGGAACGGAACTCTTCTCCGTGTTTTTTGTAGGCATTCTGGATTCGTTTAATGTATTCGTTTTTCAATCCGTCTGCGATTTTCTTTTCGGTCTTTGGCAGCTTGCCCTTGGTTCTCCAAATATCGTATTGCCTTCGGACAACCTCCAAGAAAGACAATTTTTTTGCTGCGAGATTGCTTTTTGGTTTAGCCTTCTTAGCGTCCCGTGTCGCGGCCTCGACAACCTCCAGCCGATGCTTCATGACAAGGCTTTCGAACTCTACGTCGGAGAGATTCAAACGCCCTGTTTTTTCAGCGTTATTTAAAATTGAGTTGGTTAGCTCTTCGATATGCTTCTTGTATTTTTTCTTCCAATCGCGCTCTACCTTCTGGGCCCGCTTTGCCATGCGATAAATCAATTCCCTGTCATCTTTGCCGAAAAGGTGAGAAATTAAGTCTTGTGGCATTTGTAGTTTCTTATACCACGGGGGAAAGTATGCTTAAACTACATTTGGGGTGTGGTCCGCACCTGCTTGCGGGTTGGGAAAACGTAGATTTGGAACCAGCAATCGGGGGAGTCAAGCGCGACCTAAGGCAACCCTTTCCTTACAAATCTCGCTCAGTTCAATTTATCTTCACCGAACATTTTATCGAACACCTAACCAGACGAGAGGCCTTTCGGTTTTTGACCGAGTGTTACCGGGTACTCGCTGAGAACGGGGTGCTTCGCATCTCCACGCCGAACCTTGAGGTTCTGGTAAACGACTACCGAAAGAAAAAACTCGACCGCTGGGCTTCAACTTGGAATCCGAAAAACGCCTGTCAGATGCTTAACGATGGTATGCGTTTCTGGGGGCATCAGCACGTTTACGACAAAGAAGACTTCGAGCTGCTTTGTCAGGAGGTTGGGTTCCGGGTCATCACTTACGTTTCTTACGGCCACTCACTGCACCCAGAACTTAGACAACTTGAACGTAGGCCCTTCATGGAGGATTTGATCGTGGAGATAGAAAAGTAGAAATGGAAACATTGCTTGAAAAGATTTTGGGAAAGATTCGGTTTTTAAACATAGGCTCCCCTCAGCTGTTGGCGGAATTCGCCTCTCATATCGGTTGGTCTTTGGGGTTTATGTTTATTTGTTATTGCCTAGCGGGAGACGCCCATCTCGTGAAGGCGGGTTGGATTTGGATTATCTATAGCGTTGTAAAAGAACTTGGAGAAGACGGGCATCTTGTTCGTTTAATAAAAGGCCAAGAATCCGCCGAAGAGTTCAAAGATTTTCTTACTGACCTTCTTTCCCGGGTGATTGGGCCTTTTCTGTTTGTTTTGTCTAGGGTCTTAAAATGATAGAGCGGCTGTTTCTGGACGTTCTTTTTGAGAGCGTCTTTTTTTTGTTCTACATGGGGGTTCTGTACTACTATGGGCACAAGCATGAAACACGTTATCTTAGGCGCTGGCAATCTAGGCAAAGACCTGCTCTTGGAGCTGAACAAGATTCCGGGAGCGTGTCCAGAGATACTATCCCAGTCGAGGGGGACGTCTTTCTCCGAGTACAAAAACCTGTTCGCGGAAATAAAGAGCCGGGCTCCTTCGGTTCTCTGGGTTCCGGTCGGCGGCGGGAGCGTTCAGGAATCGAAGGCACCATCCGTTTATAGACAAAAATCCCTCTACCTCAACGAACACCTGCCGATAGCATTAAACGAGGACGTTCCGACCGCTTGCCGAATCGTTTTCTTCTCCACCGACTACGCCGCAAACGAAACAGAACCAGGCAATCCGTTGCTACAATCCGAAAACCCTCGCAGCGAATACGCCAAGCAAAAAATCAGGATGGAAAAAACAATACTCGAGGCCAACAAGCCAAACCGCGCGATTGTCCGGGTTACTTCACTTTACGGTATTCACAAACCAGAGAAGACTTTCCCTGGAAAAATCCTAAGGAATTTCACCAATCGTTTCGACAAGATTGTGCTGCCTGTTAATCGAGTGACCCCAACCCCTACTCGGTGGCTGGCATCGGTTCTGTCTCAAAACCTAAACGCCCTTCTCTGCGAGAAGAAAACGCTCATTCACCATTGCGCTCCCAACGGAAACGTGACGGTTGCGGAATGGGGTAGATTGGTTCTTGATGGGGTTCGGGATTTAAGGGACGTCGCCCGGGACGATTGCCGGATAGACGAGGAGCGCCCGCCTTTTTCGGCTCTTGGTTGCTCGTTTACTGCGGTTCACCACTGGTATGAACTTTGGAATATCTACTTTAAGCGCGAACACTACATGAAAAAATCACAAGTCCCAGCCGGTGAATCCCTCAAGGCTGTCGATCTCTCGGTGGAACTTCAGGGCTCGTCGCAATAGTTCCATTGGTATTGAGAAAGAGCCTCCAGGGTCGAGTTTTCTTCTTCCTGTCGAACTGTTCGTGACTTCATGGTGTCCAAGAACGTTCTCAAATTTGAAACGGCCTTTGGGGTCGTTTTCCTTGAGGAATACAAGGAGAGCCCAGAGCGCTTGCTCCTGTTCCAAAGTAAATTTGTGGTAAAATCCCTCGTCGCATCCGTAGCTTTTCCCAACATAACGAACGTCTTGGTCAGTAAACTTTTCCCCATACCAAGACATATAAGTCCCGTCTTTTTGAGGTTCAAGTTTCCCCGCGCTACAAATTTCTATTCCGATAAGTCTGGAGGATAGGCTTTTCCCTAGGCCGGGCCAAAACGATTGACCGGCGTGATACCCCCATTCGTTTATGGGGTGGCCTTGTACAAGCTGCCCGTTCGAGGCAATGGTCAAAAACGCATAACCCTCTTTTTTGCCCCAGTCCATCGCTGCAAAGGCATCATTAAGCCCTTTTGAGCTCCTAGCTGCCGTGTAGTGGATTAGAGCGCCTTCGGGGTACCCTTCTCTGTACACGCCCATCGTCGGCATCCTCTCGGGGAAGATAACCGCGTCCGGGTGCCAAAGGAAAAGGTGGCCTGACTCCGATTCGAGGGGTCTATGCTTTTTCGGTTCTTTGAGAGTGGACTTCGGTGACGATGTTTTTTTTGGGCTCATCTTCTGTCCGACCTCCGACTGTATTCTCGTTATCGAGCATTTCCAGTCTTCTCTCTGTTATTGATTTGCTCATCGGCCTACAAGAGCCGGGAGAGTAAGGCTTTTTCCCGGGTACGGGCTCATAGCCCGACCAGCATGGAGCCTTGAGGCTTTCCATTACCTCTCGCGCATCTTTTTCGATGTCGCCTTTGCTCACTTACAGCACTCGCAAGGGCCTTCAAGCGCTTTCAATCGAAGCATCAAGCGTCGCAATCTAAGGCCGCGAAGAAGAACCAGTCTTTTCTTGGCTAGCATGTGTAGTCTTTCTTGGATTTCTTTTTTGCTCATCATCTTCATTGTTTTCCCCTTTGTTAGTTACCAACTCTTGTTATTGTTAAAGTATTGATTGCGGCATCGTTGTACAGCGTGGGCGTTGTCGCTCCGTTGTAGTACATACGCATAGTCACAACAACCTGCTCTCCCGCGAGGAGCTGAACAGCCCTTGAAGCGGAAAGAGAGTTGATTGTGTTAGCTGTGGACTGAACGAACCTAGACCAAGCAAAGGCCGAACCACTTTTGTTCAAAAACAAATCCCCTGTTCCTCCCAAAGTTGAGGTCGTCGGAACAAACATAGCTACGTTAGCAGTCACCATGTACGTTCCTGAAACAGGAGCCGTAAAAGTTGTTCCGTTCCAAGCGCCGTGAGTAGAGGCCACTTTCGTTGCGTACGGGGTTGTAACAACTACGCCCGTTGCTCCGAGAGCGGTTCCTGCGCTGTTGGTCCAGATTTCGTTTACGGTTTCCGTGGCCGCAATCGCAGATGGACCAGATACTCTTTCTATTGAGTAGCACTGCATTCTTGAGTCTGAAAAAAGACTCGTGGCGGATGAGTTGTCGTGAGAAACACAAAACCGAACCAGGTCTCCAGCGTTCAAAAAGAAAACATCTGAGAAAGTTGGGTTTAAATTGTAGCTAGAAGATGACCCGTTTGTAAGCTGGGTCATTTTAGAGAAATTGCTTGTTCCGTTTATTGCCACCCCTACACGGAGAAGCTTTCCTGCTTCCATAGCCATAGTGTTTCTATGTGTTAGTCTATAGAAACCAGGCACCGGAACGGTATAAACTCCAGTAGATGCGTTGTATGCCCCGTGAGTGTCCAAGGACACTGCGGGAACAATTATTTTTGGGACGTCAATAGTTCCTGACGAGATGCTTGTTGTTATCAGAGCGCCAGTAAAAACAACCACCCTGGTGTCGGTATCGCTGCTCATTTGAACGGTTGAGGACCATCCGGCTACTGGAACCTTTGCGCTTACATAAATCCAGTCTCCGCTAGCGAAATCAGTTACCGATGGGAATCCGTCTGCGATAGCTGCGACGTCAACCCCGGTTCCGGAGGCTCTTGATCTGAGTCCGTACAGAATTAAAGTAGTTGTTGAGTCATATCCCGCAATACCGTTGTAGGTATCCGATGCTCGTCTGTAGAAACAGGTTCCAAGATTTACAATTCTGCCAGCTGGGTCAGTCAGTTTGCTGGTGTCTATCACCATTCCCGAAGGCATATTTACGGTTGGAGTTGAGTACCCGGTTCCTGGGTCGCCAGAGAAGGTAATGAGGTACTGAATCTCTGCCGAGTCGCCCACTCTTCTCCATCGTCCAGCGCTGTAGGTGGTGTTAGTAGAAAGAGAGCCAGTTGGGGTAAACGATACCCAGTCCGTTAAGGCCGCTCCGTACTGAACGGTCTGCGGACCAACAACAACATTGTCGATTGCCAGGGCATAATCTAGCGCGCTGGTTGAGGAAACGTGCAGAATGAGCCTGTAGCTCGTTCCGCTGGCCGAGGTTTGGAAAGTTGCGATGTGCTTGTTTTCCGTTCCAACCGAA